TGCGTCTCCAAGATAAAAATCTTTTATCTTTAAACATATAATATAATCATTATAAATAAAATAATTTTAAATCTAAATCCGTTTTCTTTTTTTATTTATTCGTTTAATTATTCTTTTATTAGATTTTTTTGTTTGTAAAATCAATATATGTTTATATGGCAAATAATAACTACAATTGTCCATATTAATGTAATATTCTGGTGTTACTTTATGAGATTTTTGATATCTTTGATATCTTTGAATATTTAAATTATCTAGCCAATTATTTTCAAAAATATAATCTACAACCCAACTCATTATATAATAATTAATTATTTATTATATTTTAGTATTTTTTATTCAATTTATTAGTAAAATTGAATAAAAATCATTTAAATATATATTATCAATTGTTGTAAATGAAACTAGTAATAGTAGAATCACCTGCAAAATGCTCTAAAATAGAAAGTTTTTTAGGAAAAGGTTATAAATGTATAGCTAGTTTTGGACATATAAGACAAATAGCCAATGGATTAAAAAGTATAGATATTGATAATAAATATAAAGTAACTTATAAAACCTTATCAAAAAAGAGTAAATATATAACAGCATTGAAAAAGGCGATAGCAAAAGCGGATGAAGTTATATTAGCGACAGATGATGACCGGGAAGGAGAAGCGATTGCATGGCATATCTGCAAAACATTTAAATTGCCAATAAAAACAACAAAACGAATAATTTTTCATGAAATAACTAAAACAGCCATCAAAAACGCTATTAAAACACCGACAGTAATAAATATGAATAAAGTGAACTCTCAAATGGCTAGACAAGTATTAGATCTTTTGGTAGGTTTTACAATAAGTCCTATATTATGGAAGCATATTAGTCGTAAAGCCGAAGGTAGTTTAAGTGCGGGTCGATGTCAAACTCCAGCACTTAAACTAATATATGAACAACAAAAATTAATAGATAAATCTCCCGGAAGAAAAGTATATGATACCAACGGTATATTTACTGATAAAAATCTAAATTTTCATTTAAATCATCATCATAAAGATGAAGATAAAATAGAAGAATTTTTAGAAAAAAGTAAAGTTTTTCAACATAAATATTCGTGCACAACGCCTAAGAAAGTAACAAAATGTCCTCCCAAACCATTTACTACAAGTACATTGCAACAAAAATCAAGTAATGAATTTAGTTATTCACCTAAAATGACAATGAGACTAGCACAAACATTGTATGAGAATGGTCATATAACATATATGAGAACAGACAATGCAAAATATAGCAAAGAATTTGTAGATACAGCAAAAGATTATATTAAAAATAATTTTGGCGAAACATATATAAATAAAAATATAGGTGCACTAATTAATAATGATAAATCAAAAAAATCAGATAAATCAGATAAATCAAAAAAATCAGATAAAAAGAATAATGCTCAAGAAGCGCATGAAGCAATACGTCCTACCCATATAGAAACGACAACTCTTCTTGTTAAAAATAAAATAACAGCCAGAGAAATAAAGTTATATAATTTAATTTGGAGAAATACAATAGAAAGTTGTATGAGTTCGGCGATTTATAATTCAATAACAGGAAAAATAACAGCACCAGATAAACATGTGTATAAATATTCGAGTGAACAAGCAATTTTTCCCGGTTGGAAAATTGTAGCTGGATATGAAGAAATAAATCCAATATATAAATATTTACTTTCTTTGCCAAAAGGAAAACTAATGAAATACAAAGAAATTTATAGCAAAGTTGCATTAAAAGATCTAAAAAAAAATTATACAGAAGCAAAATTAGTGCAAATGTTAGAAAAAAAAGGTATAGGCCGACCTTCCACTTTTTCAAACTTAATCTCTAAAATTCAAGAAAGAAATTATGTTAAAAAGCAAGATGTACCAGGTAAACAAATTCATTGTATAGATTTTAAATTAGTAAATGCAGAATTAACAGAAATAGAATCAGATAGAGTATTCGGCAATGAAAAAAAAAAGTTAGTAATACAACCAATAGGTATTATAGTATATGAATTCTTAGAAAAATATTTTGATAATTTATTTAATTATGATTATACAAAAGAAATGGAAGATAATTTGGATGTAATATCAAAAGGGAAAAAAACATGGTATACTTTGTGCGAACAATGTAATATGCAGATGAAAGAACTTTCAAAAAAAATTGTGGATAAAAAAAAAGTTAGTTATAGGATAGACGATCATCATGTATATATGATAGGGAGATATGGTCCAGTTATAAAATATGAAAAAGATGGCGAGACATCTTTTAAAGGTGTAAAAAAGAATTTAAATATGAATAAGCTTAAAAATGGTGAATATACATTAAGAGATGTATTGGATGATAAGAAAAGTTCTTCAAACAATAAAATCCTAGGAACGTATAAGGAAAAGGAAGTTATTTTAAAAAAAGGAAGATATGGAATGTATATAACCTATGATAATAAAAATACCTCTGTAAAAAGTTTGAAAAAGGATTTTGATGATATAGTATTACAAGATGTAAAGGATATACTGGATGGTAAAATAACAACACAAAGTAATATAATAAAAAAAATAAATGAAGAAATATCTATTCGAAAAGGTAGATATGGTCATTATGTTTACTATAAAACAAACAAAATGAAAAAACCAAAATTTATAAGTTTAAAAGGTGTAGATCAAGCTGATGTAGATATTGCATGGGTCGAAGCAAAATTATAAAATATAAAGGATTATAAAGTGTAAAACAAGGGAATTCTTATATTTTTGCTACGCATTTGCTCATCTCTTAACATGTTAAATTCAAGCGTAAAATTAAATGATGAATTATTAAAATCAACCAATCTCCCATCATGATATCGGAATTTAAACTTTAATTTATTAATTTTTTGCACGGGTGGTTCGCTATGAAATACATTGGAAATAAACTCATTTCTTGATGCAGATTCGCGTGTGAAAGGTTTTTTAGTAAGTGATATTTTAGCGAATGAACCATTTACTTTGTAACTGGAATCATTGTTGTAAAATTGTGTTGTTTTTGATGAATAAGGGACATTTTCATCTATGCAATTATATTTATCCATTTCCATATAAATCGTATCTTCTCCATAAATATCTAAATTATATGGTGCTTCTAATGAATAGATAGTTTCGTTAGAAATACTACGATCATAACCGACGTCATCTTTTGATTTATGTCCTGTTGGTTTTATCCAAGGTGCTGGATATTCGTGATCCAAAAATAAACCACTAACATCATGCATATAAGCATCAATAACATTGCTAATATCAGTTGCCTTTGCTTCATATTTTTCTTTATCAAATCCCAAATAATATGGTAAACCCCATTTTGTATTTTGATCAAAAACAGTATTATTTTCACGACAAGCTTTTTTATATTCGAGTTTTTCATCAAAATTTAAAGTAAATTTGCCTTCACTCGCACCAAACAATAGTTTATTTGAAATTTCATTGTATTTGACAACAAAAGGTTTAATACCATCAGTAGAATTCGGATTCGATGATGGTAACCATGCAACATTGGAAGTATCATTAAATATTGTTTCATTCATTAAACTTTGCAAAGCTGTTGCTAAATTATTTTCAGAATAAGTTCCCTCGGAAAGTTTAATCGTATTATAAGAACTATCAGCCGGATAATCAACGCCTGAAAGATCAGTATAAGTAAAAGCTAGTTGCGTATTCTTATAAGAATTACTGAACACATAATTATTGTTAGGTAAGGAAAATTGGATTAGACGAATAGATTGAACATTTTTAAAATTTTCACCTAATTCAACTTCAAAATTATTTGCTTCAGGCCATTTATTTAAATCTCTATCATCGGAATGAATAGAAACTAATTTTCTATGTAATACATATGTTTGTTTTCTTTGAATTAATGGATGAGTAGTTTGCACATTAAATAAATCTTTGTTCATTATAATATAAAAAAATGATATTTTATTTTTATACTTCCTAAACTATTAAAAGTTAAAAAAGGAAAAAAAACAAAAAAAGAAATAAAAATAAAAGATAAAGAAAGTTTAGTAAATGATTTTATTAACCCGTCGGACATTTAAAATGTCCCTTTATTTGTACAGCCTCTATCCTTTTAAAAATCGTAAATTAAAATACGTATGCATGTTGGTGTCATATTTTTATAAGCATTATGGTATGTATTTTATATTTTTCGGTAAAATAAAAAATATATTTATATAATATACATGATAATATTAATTGGATTACCAAAAAGTGGAACTTCTTCATTTCAATATCTTTTTAAATTATTAGGATATAAGTCATATCATTGGAAGAAAAATAAGAAGTATATTGGAATGATGATGTATAAAAACAAAAAAAAAAATAAACCTTTGTTAAACGACTTTTGTGATACTGATGTTATTACGCAGATGGATGTTTGTCTAAATAAAAATACCAGTTATTGGCCACAAATAACAGATTATAAACAGTTGCATAAAGAAAATCTTTATAGCGTTTTTATTCTAAATAAAAGAGATCCAAAAAAACTATTGAAATCATTCAAAAATTGGAAAAAAATGAATGAAAGATTATATAAATATAGTCCCGAAATTGTGAGTAATAAAACTGATGAAGGATTTATAGAATTTGTCGAAAAATTCTACAAAGATATAGAAAATTACTTTTCTAAATATCCAAAATCTAAATTTATAACATATGATATTGAAAAAGATGATGTTAAAAAACTTGAAAAATACATAGATATTAAACATATTAAAAAAATGCCCCATAAAAATAAAAGTAAATTTAGTTAAAATTAAACTTTATACTTTTTCAAAGGTTTCCTTCTAGTTGAATGTTTCTGTATAAATTTACGTGCTTCTCTATTTTTATAAGCATATTTCATATAATTACAATATGATTCTGGGGATATTTTTCTTATTGCACTATTTACTGATTTCTTCAGTTCTATAAAAGACAACCCAGTTTCACCATGCTTAAAATAATGTTTAAATTGACTAAACCAACTTTCAATTGCATTTGTTTTTGGACGATAGGGTACAGAATATAGTAATGAATTATTAGTTTTTTGTATAGTTTCTTTTACACATTCTTTTTTATGTGCTCCACCATTATCCATAATTATTAGGTAGTTTTTGTATTTGTTTTCTATAAATTTATTTATGAACTCAGACACCACGGCGAATTCAGGCTGTATAAGGGAAGCTACTAGAAACTCCTTAATTATAAAATAATTAATTATTAATTTAGAGTGTCCATTTTAAATCTTCAACGGGTTAATAGCATATTTAACATGTGGCTTCCTAACTTTATATGATTTGTATACTCTATTTTCCTTGATAATTCTTGGTTATTTCTTTTGTGCTGTAACCACCTTTTTAATGTTCTCTCAGATATTTTGAAATGATTCGCTAGTTCTTTTTGAGTGTATTTACCATCATCATAAAGTTTGATTATCTTTAGTTTTAAATTTAATTCTATATGAGTCATTTATAATATAAAGGGACATTTTAAATGTCCGGCGGGTTAAACCAATTATCGAGAAAGATATATATTTATCAAAAATAAATAAATATATATATATATATGCCAACTAAACATAGAAATAAAAGATATATGATGCGAGGAGGTGAACCACGCCATCCAGAATCATATCCTAGATATAGTGATGATCTCTATATTAAATTCATGTCTGCCCTTGGAATAATGGCTATGTTATGGTTTCTAATATCGAGAAATTTAATAAGACATAAATATAGCGAAGTTTTATGTTATGGTTTAATGTCACTTGCAATGATAGTGTCGTTATTTTTAGTATTAATTGCTGGCGTTAAACATTTAAAAAAAACATCACCGGGTTTTATGGGGGCATTGCAAAAATGCTATAATTTAATAATTTATATAATAACAAAAGGTACTCCAGCATTATTGATATTAGTACAACTAGGTTTTTTAATATATTTGATGTCTTCTCATGCCGATTATTTATTAAATACAGAAACCTTACCACCAATGTTTAATAAATTTAATATTTCAGCTGCAGTTATGCTAATGTTTCAAATTTTTACATGGAGAAATCAAGTAACGAATTTAATTTTAAATAGAGACAGTTCAAAAAATCCGTTGATTTTGCCTGGATTTATATTAGCGGCAATATTATCAAGCTTAGCAATTAGTCAATTATATATAATACTTGAATTTCTTAAAACGGATTGTTAATGATAAAAAATCTAAATGTTAATCCAAATTCATTTGTTTGATTTGATACCCAAATGCCAGAAATTTTTAATAAAAAATTTATATTACTATATTTACCTAATTTAGTATTTTCATTGCCATATAATTTAATATACCCGTTTTGCAATTGTTCTTGTATTCGACAAGAAATATTTTTATTTTGAATATTTTTAAATTTATTTAATATCATTTTTTCAATTGATTTAATACTAGATATAACACTATTATTTGCAGTAGATTGTAAAAATATGCATTTGATTTTATTAAAATATTTTTCAATAAAAATGTTATTTAAAGTAAAATTTATAAATAATCCGTTTGTAGCTATTAACTCATCACTAAAAATAATTCTATGAAAATCGCTACCTATCATAATATTATTTTTGGTTCTTTCACTTATTATAATATGATGTGGATCAAAATTACATGTTCCAATAGATAAAAACATTATATATATATACAACTCTGTTATATTTAAGTTAATTACCTATACACGTAATAATAAATATAAAAAATACACAGCTTGTATATCAATATCATTATTTGAATTTTGCTCAATAGTATTAAAAATATGTAAACCATTATCTAGTTCTTTATTAAATTGCTCTAATTTATTGATTATATAATATTTCCATACCGAAGATAAGTTAGGATGTGTAGATTTTTTTGCATCTAATAAAGATAGAATATTACTAATTTTATTATCAATCATAATATTCATAAAATGTTTTAAATATTACTTTATATTACTATTTAAGTAAAAAAAAATAATTAAATAATATTATAATTATGAAATATTTTTCATCAACATTTCAAGAATATATAACGAAATGTTCAAAATTTAATTTACATAATAATATGAAGCCTTTATTTAATATATTAAATGATGATATTAAAAAACAAAACAATTTAATATTTTATGGTCCTTCGGGTACAGGGAAATATACACAGGCATTAAATTATATTAAAAAATACAGTGGATCAAATTTACGTTTTGAAAGAAAAATAACATTTAATTATAATAGTAAAAAACAATATATATTTAATGTAAGTGATATTCACTTTGAAATTGATATGTCTTTACTAGGATGTCATTCTAAAATGTTATTTAATGATATATATTATCATATATTGAATATTTTATCTACTCGAACAAATAGGACTGGAATAATAATATGCAAGAATTTTCACCATATTCATAGTGAATTACTAGAAATATTTTATAGTTATATGCAAACATTACAACATAAGAATCTTAAAATTTTTTATATATTAATAACCGAGCAAATAAGTTTTATACCAAGAAGTATTTTAAATAGATGTCAAATAATACCTTTAAGGCGACCAACAAAAGGTGACTATAATAAAGCAACAAGTAAAACTTTAATATCAAAAATACAAAATGTTAACGAAATAGTAAATATCAAAGACATTCAATCTAAAGTCAAAAATTTGTCTAATATAAATAAAAATATATGTGATAAAATATTAGTATTAATAAAAAATTATAATAACATAAATTTCTTACAATTACGTGATATATTATATGAAATTTTTATTTATAATTTAAATATTTATGCATGCTTGAATTATATTTTAAAAACGCTAATAGAAGATTTTAATATTGATGCAGAAAAAACAGATAAAATAGTAATAAAACTCTATAAGTTTTTGAAGTTATATAATAATAATTATAGACCTATATACCATTTAGAGAGTTTTATATTTTATTTATGTATAGTTATACATGAATTATAAAAAAGCATGTGATATTTTAAAAATAAATAGAAAACACTTAACAAAGGAAGTTAAACAAGCTTATTTTCGCCAAGCTTTAAAATATCATCCAGATAAAAATCCAGAAGACAATGGGGAAAAATTTAAAGAAGTGAAAGAAGCATATGATTATTTAACAGATGAAAAAAATAGAATAAAAATAGATGAAGATATTAAATATATAGATCTAATAAAACTATGTATTAAATTTTTCTCTCCAGATTCTAATTTGGAAAACATATTTATTGATACAAGTTTGGATGGAATACTAAAAGATTGCCAAAATATATCTATAGATATATTTGACAAGTTAAGTAAAAACAAAGCAAAGCAAGTATTTGATTTTATATATAAATTCAATAATATTTTGGAGATTAATGAGGATTTATTACAAAAATTTAAAAAAAAATTACAAAAAAAAATGGCAAATGATATAATAATAATTTTAAATCCTACCGAAAATAATTTGTGTAATGATCAAATATTTAAATTAGAAATGGAAGAAAAAGAGTTTTATATTCCGTTATGGCATCATGAAATTCATTTTTCTCTCCAAGATAAGGATTTGATAATAAAATGCGAACCAGAATTGAAAAAAAATATGTGGATTGATCATCAAAATAATATTTATATATTAGAAAAGATATCTATTGAAAAAATCTTCAAACAAAAGTTTCATGAAATAAAATTTGGAGAGAAATTATTTAAAATAGAATCAAAAAAATTAAAAATAACACAAGAAAAGCAAATAATTAAAATTATTGGAGAAGGTATTTTAAAAATTAATGAGGAAGATATATTTGCTAATTCAGGGAGAGGTGATGTTATTATAGAAATATATTTGGAATAGTATTTTGTGTTAAGAAAATTTATAATTAATATCATCGTTATCAATAATTACGAATTGACCCCACATATGTTTATCATTCAAGGGTTTTTTTTCATTTGTATTATTATTTACAAAGAAATTCCATATATACGTGGTAAAAAATGTACATATTACATTTCCCATTTTATATATTATTAAAAAATAAATTTAATATTAAATTATATCAATTTTATATTAAATCAATGTATATTAAATCATAAGGATAATTAACTAGTAGACTTTTTCTTACGCCGAACAACCTTCTTCTTCTTCTTCTTCTTGGGAGTAGGAGGTTTTGCTTCCTGCTCTTCTTCCTCCTCGTCCTCGTCCTCCTCATCCTCGCCATCTGTTGGATTGCCGGTATTTTCATCTGGCGTGAAAGAAGTTGTATCTACCTTTTCCTCATTTAGAAAGTCCACGTCCTCGTCGTCGCTATCATCCATAACATAACATTTTCCACTGCCAACAAGACGTGCTGGTGGACGTACATTGAGTTGAACAAGCTGCCAAGTAATACCACATTTGCCTCCTGCAAACCATAGACCATTGCATCGAATAAGTCCCTTTACAGTTGAAGCTTTAGGAACGAAATCCCTAGGAGTAGAATCGGAATTAGCTCCTGGCGCCTTATTTCCCTCATTTCCACAACCCCACTTAGGGGGGAGATAGAGGGCTTCGCGCTGCATGTCATAAATTTCTACATTATACCGACTTTCCCAATATGGAATTTTCAGTTTCATAGTAGGATTACTATCCAGATCAGGTTCTCCAGCATTAGGTCCATCCTTATACTTCCGATACTTAAGCATAGGATACATAAGAGCTTCTACTACTTGCCGCGGTGTAGATTTTCCGAACCATTTCTTTGAATTTTTAACAGCATCCTCAATAGCCTTTTCTTGAAATGCTTTCATTTTTTCAAGAAAAGAAGCCTGTGAGGAACTCTTATCCGGATCAAACTGAAGAGACATGTCATATTTTACAGAACCATTTTGCTCATCAACCCATTCATTAATACCCCAAGTAAGCATTAGCGGGATTTGAAGAACAATTGGCTGTCCATTAAGTCGTAGATTAACAGACTTTCCGCCACGTTTATTAGTTTGAGGTTCGTCATATGTAACCTTATCAGGTGCAAATGCTTTTGCTTTTACAATAAGAGACTGTGTACTTGCCATTTTATAGTTAATAATATTCATATATTTTTTAAATCAATTTTCAAATGAACCTTTTTAAGTTTTTGACAAACGAACAATAATACTATTATTAAAAATAATTAAATAATAATTATAATGTATAAGTAAATATGGATATAAATTTAATAATACATAAAAAATCTAAACATAAAAGATCCAAAAGCCCAAAATCATTTTTAACACAGGATTTATATAAACGTAAAAAAATCCAATTATTTCCAAAAAGAAAGAAAATAACATATGAAAATTTTAAAATACCCCAAATATATGAATTTAAAAATTTATTAAACATTAATTATAATGTTTCTCAATTGAGAAGTATATGTAGATATTATAAACAAAAAGTAAGTGGTAATAAAAACCAATTAATAACTTTATTATATAATTATCTATTTTATTCATTTTATATCACAACAATACAAAAAAATTATAGAGGATGGCTGCAAAGACGTATTGATAAATTAAGAGGTCCAGCCATATTTAATAGAGATTGTACAAATGAAACAGATTTTTATACATTGGATAAATTGACAGACATACCGAAAGAACAATTTTTTAGTTGGAAAGATAATGATAATTTCATTTACGGAGCAGATATTTGTTCTTTATATAATTTTATGAAAATAGAAAAACAAGTGCAAAATCCATATAATAGAAATAAACTTTCAAAACATATACTGGAAGATGTAAAAGAAATTATACGAATATCAAAAATATTTAAAAAAAAAGTTAATATCGAACTAGATAATTCTATAGATAAATTATCGCAAAAAAAACAGTTTGAATTACGCACACTTAATATATTTCAAAAAATAGACGAATACGGATTTGTAACAGATCCAAATTGGTTTTTAACATTGGATAGACAAAGATTAATACGTTATTTAAGAGAAATATTAGATATTTGGGAATATAGAGCTCAAATAAGCAATATTATTAAAAGAAAAATTAATCCAGAGCATGGCAATCCTTTTTTTGGTTATAGCATTAATATTCTACAACATAAATGTTTTGAAGTATTGCAAAAAAAAGTTTTGGATTTAATTGAAATATTTATTACCAAAGGAGAAAATGCTGATTATATTTCTTTAGGCATTTATTATGTACTAGGCGCTCTTACAATAGTAAATAATAATGCCGCAGCTTCCTTACCATGGTTGTATGAATCATTTATACCCAATCAACAGAATTAAAATATTAATTTACAGCAGTTATCGTGCAAAATAATATATATGGTATAAAGGACTTAAAAGAATGGCATCTATTATGTTTATAAAGATGGTAAAGAAAACGTCTAAGAAAACTAAGGCCACTAAGGCCACCAAGGTCTCTAAGACCACCAAATCTAAGAAGGTAGATGCTCCTGCAGCTGCTGAGACTACACCTCCTGCACCTCCTACCCTTGGAGATCAGTTTACTGCTTTGTTAGCACAGCTTACTGCTCTTCGCTCACAGCTTACTAGCGTAACTTCACAGGTGCGTGTTCTTTCTAAGCGTGCTGATCGCGAACTTAAACAGGCTCATAAAGCTAGTCGTAAGAAGCGTAAGACTGGTAATCGCGCCCCTAGCGGATTTGTAAAGCCGACAAAGATTAGTACTGAGCTTGCTTCCTTCCTTAACAAGCCTAAGGGAACCGAGATGGCGCGTACTGAAGTAACCCGTGAGATTAATACATATATCCGTGCTCATAAGCTTCAGGATCCTTCAAATGGTCGCCGCATCCTTGCTGACGCAGCGCTTCGTAAGCTTCTTAAGCTGAAGAAGAGCGATGAGTTGACATATTTCAATCTTCAGCGTTATATGAGTCCGCATTTTGCTAAGGCTGGCAAGGCTCTTCCAGCTAGTGCTTAAATCACAATAAAATCATAATAAAATCACAATAAAATCATAATAAAATCATAATAAAATCATAATTTTTATCAAATATTATGATTTTAACTAATATCAATAGTAACTTTTATTCCCTTATGATCTGTGGCTTCATAATTACCAAAAGTTTTTGCGCGTATAATTTTGTAATCACTACCCTTAATCCATATATAATCTATACATCTATCAGGATTTTTAGCGGGAAATGTATTATGTTCTTTTCCGCAAAATTCTTTTATTACACTTTTATAGTTTTTTTTTTTTAAAAACTTATATACATTTGAATTAGGGGTTGAATTAAAATCGCCAGCTAAAATAAATATATCCTTTTTTTTATTTTTTATAAAATTATGAATATTTTTAATTTGTAATAATCTTTCTTTAGCTTTTGGATGTAATAAATGAATATTTACAAAAAGTATTTTTTTTTGATTAAATGTAAATTCTGTATATTGTATCATACGACCAACATATTTTGTTTGAATTGTCCCCTTAATCTTCTTATTAAGTATTGTCAACATTCCAAAAAAAAACCATACTACGATAAATATTATAGGGCATAATATTATAAATCCAATACATATATATGGATATTTGAAATAAATGCTTTTAAAAAATTCTCCATATTTTGAATAAAAAAAACAACATAAATATAGAATTTTATTCATACAAAATTCGAAAATTTTTATTATTAATAATTTGTATTTTGGAAAATTATTTTTAATAAATTCATATATGAAATTCTTTTCTATAAAAAATTCGGCACTTGGAAAATAACTAATATTTGGATTTTGCTTTAAAAAATTATATATATCATGAATTGCATCTGAAAAAGGCAATATAGCTTCTTGTAATGCAATAATATGATATTTTTTTTGTGATCTTTTTATTTCTTTATTGATATTTTTAATTCGTTTAAACCAATTATCATGGATATAGTTTGTATTCCAACTTAATATATTTAATTTCATTTGATTAATTTAATCAAATAAAATATTTTTTAATTTTAAATGTATTTTATAAAAATACAAATCTTTCTTGCTTTAATATATTATATAATTTCTTTTTATCTATAATTCCATATCTTATTGGAAAATATTTATAGTTATTTAATTCATCAATCACTTTTTTATATATATTTAAAATTTTTTCAATTTGTTCAATGGTGCTCTTTTTTATATTTTCATTAGATATTACCCAGTTAATAAAGTTTAAGTTTTTTATATCTTCTTTTATAAATTTTTTATATAGGTTAAAATAATAAAATATATTTTTTTTACTTATATTGTAATCTGTTCCTGCTAATATACATATGTATTGAAAATTTGATAAATTAATTGAAAGGGTTTTTAGTATACTATTTAAATCATATTCCAAACAATTATGATTAGATAAACTTAAATAGCGTAAAACATGGGGACAACCATATACAAATAAGTCCATATCTTCTGTTAAGACAGCTGATACCTTTTTTTTTAAAACTAGGCTTGCACATAAGATATCCGCTTCTCCTTTTGCATCAATATATTTAATACCATAACCATCTAATAAATCTTTAACATTTAATATATCATTTCTTGTAATATGTGTAAAATTTCTTTTCATTCTTTTTAATATTTTTTCTTGTTTTTGAGTAATATTATTGCCAAATTGTTCTAACAATTTATTATATTCTAATTTATTTTGCTCTCTTTTAATGCGTCGATTTATTATTTCGTTGTATTTTTCTGGAGGAGGTTTTCCATCAAAAATAAAAATAGGTATGATATTATAATATTTGAATAATGAGCACATAAGATAAAATTTTTCAAGTAAACATTCTTGTGCTTTAAATCTATAAAGATATATACTAGTATCTATACATATTTTTTTTCCAGATAGTTGAGATAAATGTATATTTTTAATTGCCCTTGGACAAAATGATTTCAGTAGTGTTGATAACAATTTAACCCCCATGTTGGTTTGGTAATTATTATAATATGTTAATATAATTATTATAATATGTTAATATTAATAATTTAATTATAAAATTTATTTTCAATTTTAATTACCAAGTTCAGATATGGTCATTCTACTTGTTGCCAAAATATCTTTTTTATCTGGATTTAAAGTTGTTCCAATAATATCATTATATATTGTTTCCATTATATGAATATCTTTTAAAAATTTTTCATTTTTATATTTATTTTTAATAAATAAACCTATTTTTTTTAAAGTATTGGGATTTTTATCAAATGCTATCGTGTTTAAATTATTTTTTTTACACCATAACAAAAAATATTCATAATTATATAGTATAATAGCTTTAATTATATAATAGCTTAACACATCCGTATTTTCTTTATAAAGTAAACATCTTAGTACTTTACTTATATCATTATTTTTATATAAATTTGTATAACGTAATCCCATATGATTTAATATTTTAATGCATTGAAATAATGAAAAAAATCTTTCAAATTGTAAACAACATTCAGTATATAATATAAATTTTTCTTCTTCAGATTCAGTTTCTTCTGTTTCATTATCTTCAGATTCTATTGCTTCTTTAGTTTTATTATTTTTCTTTTTATACTTTTCATTTTCTATTAAATTATAACTAATAAAACAACAATTTAGTATTGTCGCCCAAGATTCCGTATATGATTCACTAATCTCAAAATCACTTTTTATTTTAAATATATTTTTCATTTTATTTTTTAAATTCAAATAGTCCATACCTGAAAAATCTAAACACATTGCATGCATTGTTTCATGTATTAACACTTTTTCCCATTCTTCTTCCCTAAAAATAAGTATTTCTCCTTTTTCTTGACAAGCAAATGTTACTGCTGAATTACAATGTTTTTCTCCCAATACTGTAAGTTGGCTTTTTGGCATTTCTTTATTTATTGGTGTCAAAAATAAATATATAAATAATTGAGACATGAAATCTTTTTTCATATAATAACTGCAAAATCTAATTATTTTTATTGCCTTCTTAATTTTTTTTTCAATTTCATTCATCTTTTTCTTCATTTGTTTAATATCAAATACTAAAAATACAAATGTAGTTTTTATATTTAATATCATTATATCAAATTTAAAGTATCCCAAAGTTTGTTTTTCAATATATTTTTTTATTTCTGATGGCATAAATCGTGTATGTAATAAATTTGTTTTTGGTATTTCTGAAATTTTATTGATTCTAGTTATTTTTCCTTGAATAAAATGTCGTCTTTCCAATATATTTACATAATTTTGACAATTTTTAATATCATTATATATAGATAAAAAAATTTGATCTGTTTTATGTTGTGTTTGCTTGTCTTTTTTTATATTTAATTTTTCAAAATGTTCAAAAAAATATTTTATGAATTGTTTACTTTTTTTTGAAAATCTCATATTATATTTATATAACATAATATGATATTGTTTTTTAATGATATTGTTTTAAGATTATTTATTTATCTAGCTTTTTAAGTTTATTTCGGATTCTCATAGTATCGTAAAATACAACAGGAGGAGGACGTTGATCTTTTGGTTTTCTCGATGCAACATAATGTATTAATTTCGCATTTTTAGTTGCTAATAATACTTTCTTAGATAATTCATCTTGTTCATATTTTGCTTGTTGAGCTCTTTCCATTACATTTTCTCTATTATTACCATCATAAAAATCTTCATCAATAACAATGCTTCTTGGTCTAAATTTTTTCCCACCAACTCTTCCTGTTTTACCTCCCGCGCCTAATGCTTTTTTTGGATCATCCATTATTTGGGAACCTGAATTTATTGAAAATAATTTATAATAATCACGATTATTTTTCTTAAATTTATTTCCATGAAAATAATGTTCAACAGAAGCCCATTTTAATCCATCTAATTTAAATAAAGGTTGTACTTTTTCTTTTTCTTTTGGTTTTGTATAAAAATTTGATAGAATTCTTCTCCAATTTTTAATTTTTGCCAATTCACTAAATTCTAAAAGTTTATCTGCAGGTATTTTTTCGCCCGTTCCTTTACCAGGAGGTTTATCGGCCGATTTTGAATAAAAAACAAATACCATATTATCATCAAACAAATCTTTATCATCAATCGACGGAGATGGAGTTACTTCTATTTTTTCTTCTGATTCTTCCTCTGTTTTCGATGTACCAGAAGTTTTATCTTGTATTTTATCTTGTATTTTATCTTTAATAGAGTCTTCTTTTTCACCTATAGGTACATCAATTGTTTGATTAATTAATTTTGCAAATTTAGGTATATAATTATATAATGTTTTGGCTGTTTTATGTTTCATACATGTGTCTACAATCAAAGCTCTAATCCCCCAAGGTATCTGATGAAATCTATAAATATGATTCTCTTTGTATGTTATTAATTTATAATGCTCTCCTGTATGTTCAACTATAACAAAATATTTTGGTTTAAAATAACCTTTGTCTTCTATTTTTTTTGGAACAACCTCGCCACAATTTAATACTTGTTTATAATTACCTTTTCTATAATGTTCACTTGATAATATTATTATTTTCGTATTTAAAATCATTTCCAATGTAGATATTGCCCATCCATCAGCCCAGAAATCACATGTTTCCATTTTAGATTTAAGATCTGAAATCGTTTTTATATCCGACATCCAAGTCCAATCTCCTCGCGCTTGTATAACATTTTTAAGTTCTTTTGTCATGGTATTTAAGTTTTCTTTCTCACCTTTATGTTCAGATTTTAGTTTCCTCGCTTCTTTTATTTTTATTTTTTGTTTAGACCGATCCTTTTCTGCTTTAGCCTCTTTTGCTAATTTATTATATGTCTTTGCTATTACTTTTATTTTCTTCTTCTTTTTTGGTATATCTCTTTTCAAAGTTTTAAATTCCGTTTCATACATATCAAACCTTTCTTTATATGTCTGAAAAATATCTTTATTAATTTCAGAACTCAATAGTTTTCTTAATTTTTCTACACTAGCATTAATTCCTATACTTTTAAAAGCATCTCTTATTGTATAAAATAAACAATCACCACCTCCATCATTATCTATTATATTATAATTATTATTTCTCATAAATTCTTCTATCCATTGCGAATCACTTTCTTCAGGTTTTTTAAATTTTTGGCGTTCCTTTTTATCCTCTCTTTCAGTTTCTCCCGATTGCAAAAAATCATCATCATCTTCGTATGTATTTATATCTATTTCAATTAATACAGAATCTTTTTCTCCTTTTGATTTTTCTTCTTCCGATTTTTCTCCTTCCAATTTCTTTTCTTCTTTAGCCTTTTCATCATCATCATCATCCAAATCTTCAAGTTCATCATCCGTAGTTTCATCTCCAGAATCTTCATCTGAAACTAAACTTTCATTTAACATACATTTTTCTATATATTCTTTATCTACAAATGAATATAATAAAGGACCATTTATAAGTGTTATATCCAAATCATTATCATCATCTAATAAATTTTCATATTCATCGCTTTTAATTTCATATACGCCTATTTGATATATTTTATCTGTTTCATTAATAACTAAATATACTGGTGTATATAAAATATTTTCATCAATATAAGTATATTTTATATTACCTAAAGCAATTATAACTTTAATTTTAAATAATTGCATCTTATACATACTAACATCCCGACCTTTATCGTCTTCATCAATAGTTTTACTCTCTGTATACGAAACCGAATCATTTATTTTCGATAATACCATATATACTTTAATCTAATATTAAAAATTTACTTAAGTAGTTATCATTATTTATTTCTTCCATATAATACCATAAAAGTTTTCTTCTCTCAGTTATTTCTTTATTTGATTCGTCTTTTTCAAAAATAACTATATCTTCAATTAATTTTTGTTTCCTTTTTTTCCTTTTTGATATTTCATAATAATCGGCGATTCGTTCTAATTCTTTTTTTTTATAATTTTCATTATAATCTATTTCTAATGCAATATATTCATCCATATTAAAATTAGTGTCTTCATTATCTAAGTGTGTTGCTTTTTCTGCATCTTCATCCACTTGCTTTAATAAATCTTGATATGTAATTGGAACAACTGAATCATTTTTTTTTTCTATTAGTGAATATGATAAATTCTTCCTACTCATTATTAATAATAATAATATTGATTATTATTTTTATATTATTATTATTAATCTATTTTAGTTATTTTATAATATTAATCACTTTCATCTTCATCGTCTAATTCATCATTTAAATCCATAAATTTAAAAATTATTTTCTGATTAATACTTGGATATTCTTTGAAATGTACTTCTGAAAATTCTTCTATAAAATTTTTTATATAAGTATATTTGTCCAATGTTTCGATAAATTGTTTACCAGAAGTAAGCATAATACATAAATTTTGAACTATCTCATCAACTATTTTAATTTTTTTTTCTTTTTTAACTAATTCTTTTATTTTTGTAATAAAATTTAAAATTATTTTTTCCATATCCTTTTTTTTAATTATTTCATTTTTTGTACAATAAATAAAGAAATTACTTAATGCTCTTCTTTTCTCATTTTCTTTATTATATTCGCAGAATAAATTATAATCTTCATTTGAATCTACACTATTAATATTATTAAATAAAGATTCAAAACTATTAAAATTTCTCATGCAAATTTCTTGCATAATAGGATAATTTACAATCAAATCCTTATATAATCTTGCATATAATGCACACCAAAATGTATTTAAAGAACCTATTTCAAATATACTTTCTCCAATTTTTTCAAGTGTTGTAGCATCATCTTTTATTATATCTTTTATAATTATTATAATACATTCATAGATTTCATCATAATTAGAATCTGTTAGTTTGTTTAGATAAGAACGAATTTTATCTATTTTAGCTTCTAATCCTTTCTCATTTTTATTTAAAACGGTATGTTTAAAATTTCTAATTGCATTCCAATCTTCGTTTGAAATATTTTTGTCTTTTTTTACATAATTATTTCGTTTAAATACTGGAGTTTTTTGATAACTAGGAGCCCCTACCCTTTTTGCAAGTAAATTTATTTTTTGAATTATTGAATTATTTAATTCAGCAATATTGCCTTGTTTCTCTCTATTTTTAAAATGTTCAAGAGTATATTGCCTATCTGCTAGAATACTCATAATTTATTTAATCATATATTTATTTTTTTATATCAATTTTAAATTAAGATAAAATTGAAAGCAACTTAAAAATAGCACTATTTAACAATATAAGATGGATACAAGCAAAAATATATCTAACTTTAATGAAAAAAATGAAAAAAATGAAAAAAATGAAAAAAATGAAAAAAATGAAAAAAACTCAAATAATAAAACTAAACAAGAATTTTATGAAATAAAATCTTGGGATGATGAAACACTTGATATTAATTCTTGTTTATTAAGAGGTATTTACGCATATGGGTTTGAAAAACCTAGTAAAATCCAAGCAAAAGTATTATATCCAATGACAAGATTTAATCCACCCAGAGATCTTATTGCCCAAGCTCAGTCGGGAACTGGAAAAACAGGTGCATTTGTTACAGGAATTCTTCAAATTTTATTCAATAATAATTTTAATAATAATAAACCAAAAACGTATGCATTAATTTTAGCTCCTACTCACGAATTAGCCCAGCAAATAAAACTTGTTTTGGATAATATTGGTATTTTTATGAAAATAAAAACTCAATTATTGGTTGGAGGAACATCTGTCGAATCTGATAAACAAAAATTACTTGAAACAGTCCCCCATGTTGTAGTAGGTACGCCTGGAAGAGTTCATGATATGTTTAGAAGAAAATTATTAAATGCTTCATTTTTCAAAATTCTTGTTATAGATGAAGCTGATGAAATGTTATCTTCAGGGTTTAAAGATCAAATGTATAAAATTTTCCAATATATGCCCAACAATATTCAAATTGGATTATTTAGTGCCACAATGCCCGACGATCTTCAAGATTTAACTAATAAATTTTTGAGAAATCCTATAAAAATTCTTGTAAAAGCAGAACAACTTACGTTACAAGGAATAGCACAATATTATATTAATCTTGATAATGATGCTCAAAAATATGAAACTCTCAAAGATTTATTTTCCAGTTTATCAATATCTCAAGCAATTATTTATTGCAATAGTACTAGAAGAGTTGATGATTTACAAGAAGCTATGTTAGAAGATCAATTTCCCGTTAGAAAAATTCACGGTAGAATGACAAATGAAGAAAGAAATAAAACTCATAAAGAATTTCAAGCAGGAGGATGTAGAGTTTTAATTACGTCTGATTTATTTGCAAGAGGTATTGATGTACAACAAGTTAGCATTGTTATTAATTTTGATATACCAAGAAGTGAACATACATATTTGCATAGAATCGGACGCTCAGGTAGATGGGGGAGAAAAGGTGTTGCAATTAATTTCCAAACAAAACACGATTCCATGAGATTAAAAAGATTTGAGGAATATTATGATACAAAGATAGCCGAAATGCCTTCAGATTATACAAATCATTTAAAATTTTAATTATTTAATTATTTAATTCATTTAATAATTAATTTAATTCATTTCATAATTCATAACCTGCGCTTAATACATTTTTTGTTTTTCTTTGTAGATTAAAAATGTATAATGATTATAATAATTTTAAATTACCTATAGAATTTTTAAAGCATAAATTTAAAATATTAGAAAATTTAAAGACAGATTTAGAATTGGAAAAAACTATTGATCCTTCTAATAATTCCATATATAATTATGTTTTTCAACCCAAAACAGAATTAGGTACATCAGGAATATCTTTATGGAGCAAATATTATACAAACAATAAAAAATTTTTAAAAGAATCACAAGATTTATATACACAAATAAATAATTTCCCATTTGAAAAACAAATAATTGAAAATATGTTGACATCTTGGAGAGAAATTCGTGGTCAAAATAATTTTATTGAAACTTTTCAATATATTGAATGGGATAAAATTAAATGGCTTAATGAATCATCTACATTTCTTTCTATTCTTAGTTTTTATAATATATCTTCTCCTGTTATACAACTAATAGCCCCTTTTTTTATATTATTAATACCATTTGCTGTTTTAAAAGCCATGAATTTACCAATAACATGGCCCACTTACTATAAGATATTAATTGAAAATCTTAAACATCATGCTATTGGTAAATTAATAATTTCTTTTGGTTCTGTTTCTATGGGGCAAAAAATTTATATACTTTTTTGTATTGGAATGTATCTTTATAATATTTATCAAAATATTTTAAGTTGTTATAGATTTTATAAAAATTCATATTATATATGTAGTCAATTTGAGACTATAAATACATATTTAGATTATACTATAGAAAAAATGAAATTTTTTATATCAATAAGTAATAAATATAATACTTATAAAAAATTTAACAAAAACTTATTAATATACAAAGAAAAATTGCAAGATTTTCATAATGCAATTCGAAGCATGCCATTAAATACTGCAAAATTGGGGAAACTTACATATATAGGGAAATTAATGAAATATTTCTATTTACTTCATGATTCGGCAGAAATAGAAAATATTTTAGAATTTTCTTTTGGATTTCATGGTTATATAGACAATATTATTGGTATTAATAAAAATATAGTTAGTAAAAAATTAAATGCATGTAAATTTTCAAATAAATTATGCTTTAAACTTAAAAAAATGTATCACCCTGCAATCCAAAACCCTATAAAAAATAATATTGATATTAATAAAAATATAATTATTACTGGACCAAACGCAGCTGGTAAAACTACTATTATTAAAGCTACAATTATAAATTTATTATTAACACAACAAATAGGTTATGGATTTTTTGATAATGGCAAATCTGGAACTTTTGACTATATTCATTGTTATTTAAATATACCAGATAGTTGTTCTAGAGATAGTTTATTTCAATCAGAAGCTAGAAGATGCAAAAATATTTTATCGTGTATTGAGAGTAATCCACAACAAAGGCATTTTTGCATATTTGATGAATTATATTCCGGAACAAATCCATATGAAGCTATTAGTAGTGCATATGCGTATTTATATTATATATCAAAACATAAACAAGTTAGATTTTTATTAACAACCCATTATATTAGACTCTGTAAATTATTTGATAAACATCCGAATATTAAAAATAAATCTATGGAAACTGATATTAAAATAGATACTCCAATTTATAAATATAACATAATTGATGGAATTTCAACAATAAAAGGAGGAGTTTCTGTTTTAAAAGAATTAGGATATCCAGACAATATTATAAAATCAGCAATGAAAATTTTGGAAAAAATATAATGCTCGTTTATTTAGTATTTTTATTTTAGGATTTAGTAGTAATAATGGTTCTTTCTAGAGGTTTAGTGATTAGTTTGGGAGTTACAGTACTTTGCTGTACTCTTCTTTTTTTATATTTTAGAAATAAAATATCATCAATTGAAAATAAAGTATCTGTAATATTTGATTTAATTCAAAATCATCAACCAGAAATGCATAAAATGGATGGTCCTGCGCAATTTATACCACAAAATATAAAAAAAGAATATCCTGAAGAAAATTTAGAACAATTTAATAATAATGAAAATAGAGATTCGAACTTATCTCAAAATACTATCAACAGTCTTATAGAAATTTCTGATAATGCAAGTGAGAGTGATACCGGGAGTGATTATCAAGGAAGTGATGATAGTCTTGAGGTTTCAGACAACGAATATGAAGAAGGAAATAACACAATATCTTTAGTTAATGCAAAAAATATTAATTTAGGAGAAGAAATCAAAAAAATAAATGTCCCATTAAAAGCAAAAGAAGATTTATTTCCTAACCAAACTCAATTACAAGAAGTAGATGTTACTGATAGTTTGGATGAAGTTGTTGATGATGATTTGGACTTTAAGAATATTTATGATCAAAATAGTAATAATAAATCTGTTGATAATAAATCTGATGATAATAAATCTGTTGATAATAAATCTGTTGATAATAAATCTGATGATAATAAATCTGTTGATAATAAATCTGTTGATAATAAATTAAATATAGAGGAAAATGTAATGACAGAAGAAAGTAATAAACAATTAATGAGTGATCTTTTTGATTATAATAAATTAAGAGTGCCAGAGTTAAAAAAACTTGCCGAAGAAAAAGGCTTAACAAATTATAAATCTTTAAAAAAAAATCCACTTATTGAATTACTAAAATCATCAGAATAAATTTTATTTACTATGTATATAAATGAGTTGGGCAACAAGTTATTCAGGATCTAATAATATACATTTTAATTTACCACCCCTTATGAGTGATGGAAGACGATATGTCAATTTTGATCCATCATGCAAAGCTAATAATAAATTACGGCAAAGTTTAGGAATAAAAAATAATTATGAATACAGACAATGGCTAATTAATAATGCGAAAACGTTAATAAAATATAATAGAAAAACTGCATGTGAAGAAACTTCGGAATGTGTTTTAGAAGCAGCAAATGCCCCCAAAACACAGAAATATTTATTTCAAGGCTGTGCTGATATGTCAACACCATATGGGTATGAGACATCTGATTTAAAAAACTTGTATTTATCTAGTAAACAATTAAATAGTCGGTTAAGTGCTCCTATATTGACGCAAGAACAATTATTACTTGCACGCGCATCTAGATGCAGTGTTGGCACTTCCAACAGTGCAGGTCCATTAAAATCATGTTCATCAGATAAATTTGATTAAATATTATTTATTAAACCAATAATATTTAAAACTAAATACTTATTTAATATATGAAATTATTAAGCATAGATGTAGGTATGAAAAATTTAGCTATTTGTTTATTTAATGTTACTAATAATACAGATTATGAAATAGAATTATGGCAAATAATAAATTTATGCAAAAATAAAGATTTTTTTTGTAAAGAAGAAAAAAAAGATAAATCGATTTGCAATAAAAAAGCAAAATTTTGTAAGAATGGTAATTATTATTGTAAAACTCATGCAAAAAACAAAAAATATAAAATACCACCTAACGAATTACATCTTAATAAAATTAAAAAACTTAAAGCCTTTCATTTAAAACAACTAGCAAACAAATATAGTATAGAATTTCAACCTAAATGTCTTAAAGCTAAATTATTTGAGACTATTTGTTTACATATAAGTGAAAATTATTTTGATTGTATCAAAACAACTAGTACAAAAGATTTTAATTTGGTTCAATATGGAAGAAATTTAAAAGATGAATTTAACAAAGTATTAAAAAATATAAATATTGATAAAATAGTAATAGAAAATCAAATTGGTCCATTAGCATTAAGAATGAAAACTTTGCAAGGAATGATTATGCAACATTTTATTGAAGAAAATATACTATTAATTGAAGAAGTTTCTGCAATTAATAAATTAAAGGAATTTTTAGTGAAAAAAAAAACTACATATAACGAAAGAAAAAAGTTAAGTATTAAAGTTACGCAAGATATATTGATTAAAAACTCTGATTTACAAAAATGGAAAGATTTTTTTAATAAACATAAAAAAAAAGATGATTTAGCTGATTGTTTTTTACAAGGTCGTTGGTATTTAAATACTACAAATTTAAATAAAAACGAACACTAATTTAATAGAAAAATAATAATTAATAAAAATTATTATATTTATTATGCGGATAACTTAAAATTAAAAGTTCTAGATAAAACATAAGATGGCTAATATTCAAGAAATCTCTTTGGATTTAGGGAAACCTAATTTGAGTGTAGTGGATAATAATGATGCAGGTACAATTAAAATAAATTTAGATTCCCCAAAATATAGTGCTAATCATGGACCTGCTGCTGAAATGCTTATGAATCCAAATAGACAAAATAAAGCAGCTTCTCCTAGATCGGATATTAAACTAAGTGATATAAATAATTTAGATAATATAAATCTTAATGAAGTTAAAAAAACACATCCAAGACCATCTTTTTCTGACGTTACTAGTAATATTTTTGAATCTCCATCAACACCATCAACACCATCGACACAACCAACTAATATTAATATGAATATTAATGAAAAAAAAGTTAATCCTTCTCTTCAAAAAACTCCACCCTTAAGTGGAATGAATAATAATGTAAAAACAACTACATCTGATGGTTTTTCAACATTTAATGAAATTCCAGTTACTCCAGATAAACCGCCTCCTCCCCCACAATTATCTCCAGATGAAATATTAAGAGAAAAGTTAAGTTATTTAAGAAAATTAGAAGCATTAGAAAAAAAAGGCATTACTTTAACAAAAAAATATACAATGGAATCTCCACTAGCAGAAATGAAAGGAGAATATGAAATGATTAAAGCAGATAAAGAGAAAAAAAGCAGTGTTAAATTTCAACAAAAAATGTTATTAGCTTTTGTTTCAGGTTTAGAATTTTTAAATAGTAAATTTGATCCTTTTGATTTAAAATTAGACGGCTGGTCAGAAGCTATTAATGAAAATATTGAAGAATATGATGATGTATTTGGAGAATTACATGAAAAATATGGTGGTAAAGCTAAAATGGCTCCCGAACTTAAATTAATATTTATGTTAGGAGGAAGTGCAGCTATGCTTCATATGACAAATACTATGTTTAAATCTTCTATGCCTGGAATGGATGATATAATGAGACAAAATCCGGAACTTATGGCACAATTTCAAAATGCAGCTATGAATTCCATGAATCAAAACAATCCTGGATTTGGAGGTTTTATGAATGGAGTAATGGGTGGAGGACCTATGCCTCAAATGCATCCTATGAATCCTATGAATCATGTACCAATGCCACCTAGGGGAGCACCACAAGGTCCTAATAGAGAATCACGAGAAAATCCACCACGTATGCCTTCTGGGAGACCCGACGTTGATATGAGCAGACCATCAAAATATAACGACGGTGTTGATTTAAGACAAAATTCAAAAACTGTATCGCATAAAAGTGGTAGGCCAGAAATGAAAGGACCAAGTGAATTGGGTGATATTCTTTCAGGTCTTAAAACTAAAAAAATTAATATTTCTAAACAAAAAGATAGCAATAGTGTTGTAAGTATTAATGATTTATCAAATATGAAAGATGTAGAAAAACCAAAAAAATCCAAAAGAAAACCTAGATCTGAAAGAAATGCTATTTCCTTAAATTTTAGTTAATTTTATTTAATTATAAATTATATACAATGGTTTTAGGAATGATTTTGTACGAAGGGGTTGATATAACATATAATATTGTTCGAATAGGTTATGATAGTATTATTGGTGTATATAATTGGTGGTATGAAATAGAAGAACATAAAGAGGAAGAAAAACATAAAGAAACACTAGAAATGATACAACAATTAAAAATACTTAATAACCGTGTTAAAGAACTAGAAGATGCTATAGTTGAAAATAAAATAGATAATAAAATAGATAATAAAATCAATAACAAAAAAGTAGATTAATACTAATTAAATTATTAAATAGTATTAATTTTTTTCTATCTTCTGCGTCTAGTTCTTTTTTTTTTGTTTTTTCTCCGTTTTCGTCTCTGCGTTCTTCTACGACCGCCGCGTTTTTTTCTTGTTCTTCTACGACCGCCGCGTTTTTTTCTGGTTCTTCTACGACCCCCTCGTACGTTTGGTCTTCCTGATGAGCGATTTTTTGCAATTCGTTTTCGTGCAGCATTCGCTTTTACTCTCCCTTTTGCTCTTGAAGCTAAACGTTTTAACATATTATTTGCTTGTATTTGTGCAGAACTAGGAGAAACAATTTTATCAGCTATTTTTCTGGTATCGCCTCTAATTTTTTTCATAATTTTTTGACATTTACGAGGCCAATTATTTATCATTAATCCCAAATTTCTAAATCCCTTTGCTGTATTTCGCTTTAAAAAGGATGATTTAGCTTCTTCTTCTTTTTCTTCTGCAGTTAGAGAATGCCTCATTTTTAATGTTAAATCTACCAATACTTCAAGATCATATACAAATACAGTTGCTTGTTTATCAAAATGTTTTAACTGTTTAAATTTAAAATTATCGCCATTTGGTTGTTTTATTATTTTTGCATCTGTAATTTTAAATGTCTGATTTTTAGAGGGTTTTACCATTTTGTATAAATCTAATTGTTTATCATTGGAAAATTGGGCACTAATAAATGTTGGAATGAATTCTAAATTTATTTTTTTTGTAGACATTTTTTTTAAATCATTATAACTTGCAGAATTATTTTCTTTTGTAATTTCAGCTTCTATTTCCATATTGGGTCTTGGAAATGTATTATTTGTTAATTTTAAAGGTATATTCACATTGACTTTAGTAATACCAACAACAACAGAAACTGGATCGCCAGGGTTTGATCCTTCAGGCATAACAAATTTAACCCACCATTTATCTCCCCTTTTAAATATTTTATTTCTCGCTGGTGTAAAACTTTCACGCACAACATTTGTGATTAAACCATCTAGTCTTTGTTTTATAGGTAACTGATAACTATATAAGGGTTGTCCATAATCTTGCCATTTCGGATATTTTGGTTCGTTATTATCATCTAAAACAAAATGTATATTCCATAATCTATCTTCAGCTGCTAATAATTTTGCTATACTATAACCTTTTGTTTTATTATTATAAGCATTTCTGGATTTAATATATTCATTAACAATATTAGGAGAAATAAATGATTGTTCGCAAATAAATTCTTCTATTTCAGATATAAGTTCTAATGAGGTTGATGAAACATTTTCCATATGCGTTTTTAATTTATTATTAACAATTATTGGTTGTAAAAATGTTATATCAAATGATATATCTGATGTTATTTTTTCTTTGTGTTGTGTTATTGTTTCTCTAGTAATTCTAGCTAATTGATTATAATTAGGATGATTTGTTTTATCTTTTGGAACATATTTGACTAAATCACCAGCTCTCAAACCTCTTTTAGGTGCAGCAAAATTAGTAAAATGCATATTCTTAGTAGTTACATCATATTCTTCATTACCAGAAAAATTCGACTTATACTTAAAGGTAATTCTATATAAAACCTCATTTTTTTTATAACATTTATGGTTAGGATTAAATTTTCTTGTTATTGTTTTGGTTAATGGTTCTTGGTTTATTATAATAGGTTGCATATTATTATAAACTGGAGAGAAATTATACTTGTAACATAAAATCATTTAAATGTCTTAGTTGATTTCTTTTTTGTTCTTTTTTATTTGCTTTTTCTAAAATCTCTTGAGCTTTTTTAATTTCATCATCAGTTACTACATTATTTTTATCCATATCCAATAAATGTTCATATTGACGATATTTTTTAGGAATTACGCAGTATTTACTTTCTTCATTAAATAAATGATCAGCCAAAATTGTAAAAACAGCTGTTAAAGCAAGTGCTATTAAAATATCTCTACTACCCATCCAAGAAATTGCAAATATCAATATTTGTCTACCTATGTGATTTTTTAAATATTGTTCTTGCGATTTACTTAATTCTACAGTAATGTATTTTGAACCTATATTTAACATAATCATTACTAATCCTGCAAAAAATTTACTATTATTTAAATAACCTAAATATAACATTAATTTGCCAAACATCTTTAATATTTATAGATATTTTCTTTTTATAGATATTTTCTCTTTATCCTTTCCGCTTTTTTTTGTAACCTATTAGGTAATCTATTAATTAGATTTTCTACTTTTCGATTAATAAATCTATTAACTCTTTTAAATTTTTTTTTAATATACTTTTTTTCCATTTTTAGTAATTTAAAATTTGCCAAACCTTCTTGTATAGTAAAAAATTTTAAAATAAAATGAATAAATATCAGTATAACGAATAATTTTATAGTGAAATTAAATATACGTAATGTATTTTTCATCATATATATTTAATTAATATAATTGTTTTTGAGGTATTTTGAAACCATCATTAGTATGACCATTTAATTGTTTAGTAGATTCTAAATTAGCTCTTTCACTTTTAATTTTTAAATGTCTGTCTAAATCGATTTGACATGGTCCTGAAAATTCTGCAGGATACCATGTTTGTATTTTGGAAACAAAACCTTCTTTAGTATCTTCTTGTTCTTTTTTATTCGCTTCTTCTTCATCAGCTTCTTCTTCATCAGCTTCTTCTTCATCAGCTTCATCGCCATCATCATTTTGTTTAGAAACAGTCTCTGTTGCTTTATTAAGTATTTCTTTAGCCTTAGATATTGTTTCTTCTATTTCTTTTTTCGATGGTTTGGTACCATCTTTAAACCCTTCGTCGTGATGTAATAATACTATTATTATTAATGATGTTATTACAGCATTCATCATGCCATATGTTTTTGCAATATAAGCATTTAGCAAAATTAATACTATTTTTAGTAATTTATTACTTGATATATTTGTAAAAAACACCGGTTTTTGATATACTAACGCAAGTAATAATCCTAATAAAAGATATGTAATATATTCTTTCATCTATATAAATTTAATAATATTTTTTTCAATTTATAATTGTTTTTTTCAGTTTATTAATTTTAAATTATAATCTTATTTTTTTATAAGTATGTCCTCTAGTCTTGCATATTCAACATTTGAAAAAGAAGAAAATAAAGGATTTCGATCAACAGAAAAAAAAAGAAAAAATAAAACCATTAAAAAGAATTCAAAAAAGGTTGAAACATTCCTAAATGGACTTGCATCTATGGAAAATAATGATGATAATAGTAATTTAGCAGATTTGGGAGATTTTCCACCTCAACCTCAAATAACTAAACAACCAGAACCCACTGTAGAAAATAAAACCAGTACCGATGAAGCTGTTACACCATCTGCATATGCCGAGATAAGCGCTGATGAATCCTCAAATTTAAATTATCAAAATTATTATAATACTTATGTACCTTACTATAATACTCCTTCCAATAATGCAAATTTGCACGGGTCAAAAGATGAATTAATGAAAAAATTAAATTATATGATTCATCTACTTGAAGAAAATAAGGATGAAAAAACAAACAATGTAACAGAAGAACTTGTATTATATATGTTTTTAGGCGTTTTTGTGATATTTGTTGTAGATTCATTTGCCAGAGCTGGAAAATATACACGTTAGTTTAGTAAAAAAATATCATTACTTTTAAAAGGTCGGTACCCAAAATTATAAAAATAATAGGAACATTTTCCTTTCCATATATAGTTATATCTTTCCATAATTTTTTTAATAATAATATTATTATTAGAAATATTTTCAATAAATAATTTTTGAAATTTATTTATTTGATATATTTGACTAATTGCGCACATAAAACTTAATACAAATACACTTGTATCTGTTTCTTTAAAACTAGCAAAAGCTTCCAAACTGTTACTTCCATTATAAGTTGTATATGTTTTTCTAAATACAAAACAATCATATGGTTCTTTATTTATTAAAGTTATACAAACAAAAATTTCTTTTTTTTCTATTAGATGATGCAAATGGTTAATATTTGGTGTAATAATACATGCAAATTTTGATTGTATTAATCTCTCAAATACATCTACAAATAAATCAATATTTTGTTTTGTAATTAAGATCGTTTTAATAGAAGGATGATCAAATGTAACGAGCTTATCCCAATAATAAATATCAAATAAATAATTATTATAAATAGTTAAAGGCACTATCAAAGTATTTGGACCTTCTCTTTTAAATAAAAATATAGCATTATCATTAACAGTTCTATGATTAACATAATGGCTATAAATAATTTTTGGAGCATAACCTTTTTTTCTATATTTTTGATGAACACATAAAAAATCGACATAATAGAGATTAATTTTATTTTTGTTAGTATCATCTCCTATATAACAAATTAAAGGCCTAGTACTCATCGTACCTATTATTTTTTTTTTAAATGCATTATCATATAAAATCGACAAATACGATTTTTTATTATGATTTTTAAAATAATTCAGTACTCCATCTTTTGAAGGCTTATATTTTTCAGCATTTTTTGGTAGAAAATGTTTCTGAATAAAAGTTGCAAATAGTGCTTTTTTTTCAGTAGATATGCGACGATAATAATCAAAAAATATTTTTGAATTATAAAATTTATTTCTTTCAGGTTGACCATGTTGTATAATGCCAGGCGGAAATAACCAATATCTAATATTATGATAATGAAAAACGGGTTGTCTTGACCAAAATGGATATTTCAATCTATATATCATGATTATAAGAACTAATAATACTATTACAAATAATATTATATCTCTAAGCATAATTGAATAATAATAACATATATTTATTGTTATTATTACTTATTTCGTGTTATTAAATTTTTATTGGTTATTTTTATGACGTCTGTTATCATCACTATCACTATCACTATCATTATCTTTATCTTGATCACGTTCAAATAAACACCAACAACAACCTGGACAATAGCGTTTTTTAATTTTATATTTTATTTCGTTGTTATGTTCATAATGAACAAAAGAGGAAGAAGATAGTCAATCATGATAAGTATTAGGCAATGTAATATAAAGTCTTTTTACTTTTTTACCAGCAAGTCTTTCAACCTCTCCTACATGTGGTGTATATTGAGATTGAAATAATTCTAAAAATGCTGACAGATATAACTTTTCGAGTCTTTCAGGTACACATAACATAAATATTTCTTGTTTCCCAGATGCATATCTTTCAGTTAATGCAAAAAAATTACATTTTAATTGCGTTTGAAATTTTTCTTTTTGTTGAGCCCATCTTTTTTCATATTGTCCTTTTAAATCATCCCACGATGGTACAGCTTGACTACCATATTCGGTATTATCGTTTTTTTCACTTAGTAAAGGAAAACTTGCATCAGACATTTTATTTAATAAGTATAATAAAAAATTAAATAAAATACGAATTGATTACTTTTTTCTCCGATATTTTTTTCTGGTTCTTTTTCTTTTTTTTTTACCTCGTTTTTTTCCATTTTTGTACCCTCCTTTTTTCTTTTTTGTTTTATTTCTTCTTCTTCTTCTTTTTAGTTTTTTTCCCCCTTCTTGACTTTTACCTTCACTTTCTTGCGCTCCCAATGCTTCTCCTATCCCTTCTGTCGCATCTATTGCTAAATCTTGACCTTGTTTAACTACTTTTAATCCGGTATTAACACTTTCTACAGCTCCAACTCCAACTTCTCCGGCTGTATTTACAACTTTTTGACCCGCTGCAATACCTTCTCCTACGGTATTTGCTGTTAATAAAGCACGACGACCTATTTTCCCAGCCGTTGTACCTAATCTCAAAGCTAAGGCGCAGGGAGGAATTACAGCACAAGCACCCTTTATTATACCTCCAATAAATATTCCTAAAAATCGGAGAGGTACAAAAGCTAATTTAACTCCAGATATTATCATTGTTTGAACAGGTTGTTCAAATTTCAATCCTTTTCTATACAAAAACCAAACACCATCGGTTGTAGCTGTCCATAATTTTAAGCCAAATTTTTTCAATTTTTCTCTAAATTTTACATCTTTTTTTACTTTTTCAAACATTGCTAATCCCGTATTAGGTACTACTTTTGCAGCTGCCAATGCTCCTTTAGCATATCCCATAGCTTTTTTTGAAAGTTTTTGATGAACTTCTCTTGTTGATGGTGCATCTGGCATTGCATTCACAACTGCATCAGCTCCTATACGAGCAGTACGACTCGCTGCTGTAGATGCTACTTTTTGAGCTTCTGACGCGACATCGCCAACTACAGATGCAGCATTTTCTGCCACATCACTAGCTACAGATGTAACGTTTTCTGCCACATTACTAGCTACAGATGCAGCATTGCTTGCGACATCTCCGATCACAGATGCTGTATTTTCAGCAGCACTTTTAGCAGTAGCCGCTGCTCCTTCTAATCCACTAGTTAATACATTTCCTTCTTCCTCTTTTTTTTCTTCTTTTGCTTTTCCTTCTTTTGCTTTTCCTTCTTTTGCTTTTCCTTCTTTTGTCGACATAGTTATATATTGGTTAGGTTTTTTTACAAACGGTTTGAATTAATATTAATAATTTTATTCAGGTTTATATAATACATATAAATATTGATATTGATATTGTGTAGATACCATATCTATTTTTCCATGTAATATAAAACCTATATTTTTTGCTATAGATAGTATATGTTTTTGTGTTTCCATATGTAATTTATGTTTATTTTGTCTGATATGGCCCGTAGTATCATCTTTAAATGTTTCATCAAACTCTGCTAAATTATTTGTTTTATCTAGATTAAAATTTGCTTTATATTGAAAATCTTTAAATTTAACCAAAGAATTAGTTATTCTTGATTTTGCATGTCTTTGTGCCGATACAAGCTGAAGAGGATCTGCTGAATTTAAAATAGGATCAAATTTATCTCTATTAACCAGATGAATCACTAAATACCCCCCAGGCTTTAACCAATCATAACAATTTTGTAAAAACTGTTTTTTATTTTTAATATAGTAAATTGTAAAATAAAGACATGTAATTGTTGTAAATGAATTACTTGAATATACCATAGCATCTGTTGCATCGCCATGTTTAAAGTTACATTTATTATAGCGTTTTTTTGCATAGTCAACCATAAATTTTGATTTATCAAGCCCTTCTACTTTATATCCTTCTTTATTAAATAAATTCACATGATGACCGCCACCTGAACCAATATCAAGAATTTTTGAAGATTTATTTGGTTTTATATTATATTTTATTTCGTCTATTTCAAATTTATTTTTATTTGGATCATATACTAAATCATCGTATAGAGAACAATAAAACTCGTCATATATATCATTATTTTCTTTAAGAACATATTTTTTTTGCTGTGCAAAACCTTCCTTTTTTTGTTTATGATGATTAGCTATCATTAGTATTACTAATATTACTCCCATAATTAATGCTATTTTTGTCCAGCAATTTAATTTTATAAATTTTTTACTAGTTTTTTTTAAAAGTTTGAGCACATTTTTCATCTCTTATATGTATTAATGTTATTTTTTTTATATTAAATGTAATATAAAAATGAATGAAAATAATATATCAGATAAAAGACTATTAAAACATTTTAAAGGTATTACTTTTTCAAAATATAAAAAATCGGATGCAAAAAAAGAATTACTAAAGAATTTAAATAATGGTAAAATAGAACAATCTTGTTATTGGGCTGGGGAATTTATTTGCGCAGGACATTTTGTGGAAGTATGGGATATATTATTTCTATTTTCTAGTAAATATATTCATTTAGGAAATCCAAAATTACCTATTTATTTAGATTTACGTTTATCTAATTTTAAAAGTATTGTTAATAATGGTTATCGAGACAATATTTTAAAATTAAGAAATAATATTAAAATAAGAAAATTATTTGCTGAAATAATATGCGTATTATGCTTATCTAAAAAAAAACACCCATTTGATAACATAAAAGTTAGTGCAGAAGATTTTAATATAACTAAAATAGCATACAAACTAACAGCTGATAATGTTAATTATGCTAAAACTATTTTTCAAAAAGAAGACCCAAAAGAATTATTTATAGCTATAAATGAATTTTCATGGAATATTACACGCGCCGAAAAAAATAGTAATACAGCTTGTTGGTGGTTAGAATGGATTCTAGGATTTGAAGATATATGTAAACGCGATAAAAAAAAAATTTTTGGTGAAAGACGACATATACCTGTAGATAATAAATTTCAGAAAAATATAATATGGATGGTATGGGATAGTTTACTATTAGAAGCAAAAAATAGGAATAAAGGACTATATAAAATAATAAAGGCTTTATTAAACTTATTTTGTTTACAATACAAACAAGGAGTTAGAAAACGAAGAAAATATATTATTTATTACGCAATTAATTTATTAACGGAAACATTGGATGATAAAATTCCCATAATTAATAATATAGATTTAGTAAAATTAGTACAATCAAAAATTAATTTAATATATAAACAAATAAAAAAAAATGAAATTACTCCAAATACTGATTATTTATTTAATAATAGTATAACAAATAATAATTTAGAAAAAACTATCAAACGCTTAGACAAAATGAGTACATTAACAGAAATGATACCAAGAAATATTTAAGTTAAAACATTTTTTTCTTATTTAATAGTATAATGAGAACAACACAAAGAAAACAAAACGCACTTTATGGATGGGCGCCTTCGGCTGGAAATAAAGGAACAGAGCAGATGCCAAATGGCAGAGGGGGTAACAAAACCGTTACTGTAGGATCGGTTATAGATCAGGGAGGAAATATGAAACATGGACTTTTTCCAACGGTCGGGGTTAGCGTTGCTTTTCTCAACCAGATTACAAACTGTTGTGGAAAAGAAATGTGTTTTAATACTGTTGAACCAGCTTCTACATGCAATGTTCATGGAAACATATTTACAAACTGTTCCCGCGTCGTTAATGGCTCGAATTGCAGATAAATTATTTATATTGATATTTATTTATTAATAAATTTAGCAATTTTAGCTGCGTTCTTTTTTTTTTCTATATTTATATTATAATGGCAAGAAGAAGAACCGCTCGTAAAGCTTTAAAAGGAGGACGTCGTCGTCGTAGTCGTCGTGCGCGTAAGACCCGCCGTCGCCGCCGCCGTCGCACTAGCCGTCGCCGCCGTCGCCGCTAAGTTAAAAATTAAAATTTAAAAATTAAAATTTAAAAATAAAATTAAATGATAATTTATTTGTATTTAATCTATTATCATTTAGCAATAAATAAATAAAGTTGAATTTTTATTTCATTTAATAAAATATAATATATTTGTATATGGCAAGCAATATACAAATGCCCAAATCTATGAAAAATGTCACACCTTCAGTGAGTTCATTACACTCAACCGAATCTATAAGTCCTAATATTACCAATTCATCTTCTGGAGAGAAAAGCGGATATATTATTAAAATTGTTTTAATTATTGGAGCTATTCTTTTTCTGGCATATAATTTATTTTTATATTTTACAGAAGGTGTTGATATTTTAGAAAAATATTTTGGAATTAATGTATTTGGAACTTCAAAATCAAAAGAAACAGAAAACGCAGAAGAAGAAAAACAGGAAAAAACCGATAAGGAAAAAAATATTGAATTGGATGAAAGTCAAAAAGAAGATCAACGCGAAACATCATCTATTGAAAATATTGTTGATGAAGAAGGGAAAAACATGCCCAATTTGAACGAATCTTCTGATACATCTAAAAAAAATAATTCAAACAATATTCAAGCCGATATTTCAACAGAAAGTGAAATTCAACAGTCAAAAAAAGGTAGTTATTGTTATATAGGCACTGATAGATCATATAGAACATGTGTCAAAATGAAAGAAAATGATACATGTGTATCTAAACAAATTTTTCCAACATTAGAAGTATGTATTAATCCAAAATTAAGAACATAAATTAATACTAAAATATAATTATTATTAATTGCATTTTTCTTGTCGATTTCACTAATCATTAATTTCATATACATTTGTAATATAATCTTGTTCACAATACCAAATTCGATCTGTTTCAGCAGTAATCAAATATTTTTTATTATCTATTTCTATTACACTTGTTGGATCACATATTTTTTTAGAATTTATTGGTTGTTTTATATCAATTATTTTTATTCTTGGTTTTTCATCTTGAAAATTAACTATCCATTTAAAAATAGTATGATTTGTATTAGGATCTGAATGCCATGCCTGTTTGGTGCGATGTCCAAATCCATAATATTCATTATCATTGATTTTATATCCAGGCGTGCCTCCTCTATATTCATAGTTATATGTTTTTTTATCATCATCCACAGCTATTTTTGTAATTTTACCTGTTTCAATATTAAATTTAAATAGTATAAAAGGTTTAATCCAATGCATAAAATATAAATTATTATTATGATTTATAAAAGACAAATTTTTACCACTAATATTTATTTTTATATATTTTTTATTATCATAATCGATTAAATACATATCATTTAACCAATTATCTAATATATATAATTTTTCTTTGTATATAAAACATCTTGGATCTTCGCCTCTAAATGTTATATTACAATTTTCAATAATATTAAAATTCTTATCCAATTTGATTTTGTTTATAGTTCTATCTCCAAACCCATAATATCTTCTACCAAACCCTAAAATTTCATTTTTGTATTTTATTAACGAATAAAATATGGAATTTTTAATAGTTTTGATGCGTTTTTTGTATATAAACATTCTTTTTTATATATTTAACCAAAGTCTTCTTTATGTAAAGAAAATTTATAAAAGAAATTTATAAAATTATTTTAGAAATTTATAAATTTATTGAATTAATTACCATAATAAGCATTGGCGCCATTATTGAAAAACCATCTTAAGGCAAGATATTTAGGATATCCTCCTCCATCTTCATAACTATTTAAATCAGGCCCCGCCTTTACTATATTTTCAATTTCAACGCCAGATAAAGCATAATGGAAATAACGAAGATCAGATAAATCACCTTTAAATCCACCACCGTGATTAATAAATACATCTCCATAATTCTGTTTTGGAACTGATTTAAATTGGTGTCTATTAACAATTGTCCCATTTATATATGTATCCATTACTAAACCTTTTACACGTATTCCTACATTTATCCATTTATTTAATGGTATATCATTAATATGAATTTCTTCAATAATTGAATTAAAAGTATTCATCGCAATAACCAATGTATTTTTTCCTTCAATAAGATATAATCCAGGCGAACTATTAGGGAAATACATATCTGTTACATTATGACCCTTCCACTCACCTATATCATAATGATAACCTTTTTCTGATGATCCTTTGTGAAATATATGTTGTCTTGTAGCACTTTTATAAAATTCTTGATCGTCTTTGTCTTTATCTGACATTTTATCCCATTGGGATCTTGTTAAACGGCGCGCCATTTTATCAGTATCGCCGGCTGGTGATTTAATATATAACCATACCGTCCATGTAAATTCTAGACCATCTCTTTCGTTAACAGATCTGAATATAGGTACAGAATTTTTTGTTTTTGGATTTACTGATACTCTAATTCTTTTTTCCCCATCCTTTTTTCCTCTATATACATAAGGATTCTTATTGGGAGATAATAACCATACAACCAACTTAGTACCTAATCGCATAAATACCATAAATACCATAATTATTAATACCAAAAAACATACTTTTGCAACTAAAGAATTTGAATATAAAAAATCTGTTGTTCCTGAAACAAGTTTATTATTCCTAAATTTGGCAAATAAACCTGAAATACCTCTTTTTGTATTAGCTGCCCCTCTACCTAAATTTGATAACGGACTTCTATAATTTGATGCAAAATTTCCATAAGACATTATTAATATATATTAATAATATATTTAGATTTCAAATTATTAATATTTATATTTCAAAATTATTAATATATTTAGATTTAAGTTGTATTTATATATTTAAATTTCAAAACTGTTGACTTCTTCATTATTTTTCAAGAAAGAAAACTTCAGTTTGTACTGACTTAACAAATCAGTGAACCAGTTTCCTCCCGGACCTTCTCTATAAATTTCATACGCTTCTCTTGGATTTATACTACGAGCTATATATCTAAATTTTGATGTTTCACCAGAAAATCCATCATCAGGAGTTAATAATACAGGTGCTTCGGCGTCTGTTTTTGGAACACCCGCAAGAACATGGGTATTTACTAATTTTCCATCTATATAGGTATCTACAGCACGATTATTTGTAGACATTAAAATATGACACCATTTTTGGAGAGGAATATTATGTACCATCCAAGAATCTGTTTGACCTACATCATCTGTACCTTCTTTTGGATAATGTGTAAGTGTTAATTTAAGATCATTTGTAGAAGCTGCTAAAGCGACTTCGGGCATTACATCATTTCCTTTCTTACTTACTCTTCTAAAAATTGTCTTCTCATTGCCATATCTATATTGCCAACTATTTACATATATCCATATTGAAAAAGTAAAATCAACAGATCCTTTATTTCCCGGTAATTTCTTAGGATCAATAACTTGTGCTTGTTTGGCATTGCCTCCACGGTATAGATTACTACTGGTAGAATCTCTAAAAATATAAGTATATACTAAATACAATATTAAAACAATAAGTATTCCCATAAATATTTTTCTAAAATTCATAATATAATATACAGTTAGAAATTATCTAAATAATAGGAGTATATTTATTTTGCAATAATTTATAATTAATATCTATTCGTTCTTTGGATAAAACTGCAGGAAAATAAACTACATTGCATATACCACCTCCTATACCATTATCCTCACCTATCGATAACCTGTCCATATTCATATAAGGCAAGATATTAGGATATGATGCAACTAATTTTGAATTTAAAAATATATCTAATATACCACTATCGTAATTAATAACTATATTATTCCATCTTTGTAATGGAAATTTTTTGATATTATGAATAAGTTTTTTTTTATTGTTCCCATTATTCATTCTTATTTGTAAGGTATTTTTAGATCCATTATATAACAAATTTGGTTTGTCTCCATAATTTAAAATAGATGTATACTTATTATATGATTCGCCAAAACTAGGAGGTTGTGCTCTAATAAATACCCAACAACTTATCCCATAATTATAACTATATTCAATATCATAATTACTTGTATGAAATTCATGAAAACCGCCTACATATCTTTTATTCTTTAAATAAACAGGTTTCATCAACAACACTTTACCTTTTTGTAAATCAGCCAATCTCTTCATTTGATTTTCTAAATCTTTTATATATAAGTTTAGTTCTATTACTTTTTGCTGCGCACCAACCAGAATAGGAGTATATGTTTTTATTATTTTGATCATCGATTTTATATTTTTCTCACAGATCTCTTTATCATTAATATATGGATTTTTTTGACACATTTGTTTTGTTGTATAACCATAATTAATTAATAATATTTGTAATTCTTCAATATTCTTTGGATCATTCAAATTATTTGATATAATATTTTTCCATCCATAATCATCAATAATTTTTCCACCTGTAGGATACATTTTCTTTATTTCTTGAATTTTAGTTTTTAAATTATGTAAATCTTCTTGTGAACTCATAAGTTTTCTTTTTAATAGAATTTTTTTATTATCCTTAGGTGGCATAAGCGTATAGATATATTTTTTTAACATAGGTAACACTAAAAAGAGTAATATTAATATAATTTCTGTACCTAAAACACTATATACAAATTTTGGAGTATGTCTAAGATGATTATACAAAAATCGTACAGTATCGCCAAATAAACAAGGAATTATAAATACCAAATAGAAAAGTGAAGAAAATATTTTACTTTTTTTCATCATTTTTTCTATTACTGGATTACTCTTCAACATATTATAAAAAATTAATAAACCAGCCAATCCTGATACAATCATCAATACTGTCAGACCACCCACACTAAATAAACTATATTTTATCACTAAATAACTAATTATAGTTAATATAGCCAATGCTAAACTAACTCCTATAGAATAAAACAATATGGAACCTCCTGAGTTTATAAACCAATTATTTTTTTGTGCATAATTTCCATACGTTGGAAAAGGATTGTTATTTATACCCGATAGTAAATTTTTATGAAATGCAATAAATGTTAATAAGATAAAAATCATTCCAAGAACTAGTAATGAAATATTTATTATTCGCGAATATGTTACTAATGTATTGGGATAGCCATATTTAAAAATTAGTGAACATATTGTGATAAAAGCTATAATTAATAATAATAACCCCGATCTAGCTATATTTATATCAGCCCAAGCTCCTAGTGGAACTAATGTTTTATGAGTACCATCTTTAGGCCACGGATGTTTTGAATCAAACCAATATTCATTAAATTTATTCCTTAAATTAGGAGTAATTGGAAATAACCACCATAAAAGTTGTAAAAGCCATTTAATAGGTAAAAGTAATTTAAAAACCATCCATCTAAAAAGTTTCATAGCTTTTAAAATATTATTTGGAATATTTCCTGTCATATAATAAGACCATATGCTATTTATTATAGCATATACAACTAATAATGAGATAAGTATCAATGGTATATAAGCTATTAAACTTAATATTATCATTTATATTTTGATTATATTAAATATTTATAAATTATTTGAGGAGGTTTTAATGGCATGGCAATTATTACATAATGCTGCTAAATTAGATACTTCGTTTGTTCCGCCATATTGCAAATCTATTTTATGATCTACTTGAAAAGTATGATTTAATTGATTTCCGCAATTATTACATTTCCAACCTTGTTGAGATGCAACATATTTTTTTTTTGTTTCGCTTACTGATCTTTTAACTGTATTGCTCCCTGAATGCATCATTCTTTTCATTTGCGGAGTTGAATTAATATGCTGTTTTTTATACATTTTATTTAATTTATCGTTTGCATTTGTAAAATCAAATATAGGAGTTAACATGTCACTAGTATTGGAATCAATAGGCATGTATCTTATTAAATCTGTTGCATGAGCTATTAAATTTTTCGTCTCTTTGGGATTTTTATTAATGAATAAATAAATACTCAAACCTACAAAGGCAAAAGTGGCCATTTTATAATATTTTTTACCTTTTAATACATATTCTGTAAATTTACCATCATAATATGTATTTGCAACCAAAAAAACAGTAATTAAAAATATAACAAAATTAATTTTCATATATATTATTTAAATATATATAAAATTTTTTCAAATCAAATCTAATCTAAAATAATCTAAAATAATCTAAAATAATCTAAAATAATCTAAAATAATCTAAAATAATCTAAAATAATCTAAAATATATGTATTTTAAGCTTTTCTGTATACCATACCTAAACGAGCATGTTTTCTACCAACATATCTCTGCGATTTACCGCCTTTTTTCGTATAAGTAAATTCTTTCTTCCCTTGTCTTTTTGCTGCTAACATTTGTTTAAAAAAAGCATTCATCTTTCTTTTTCCTCCTTTTTGCGACTTTCTTTTTCTTCTTCCGCCTTGTTGAGGTGTTGCCGCACCCGCAACCGACGTCATCTCTTCTGGGTTTTCTACACTCCCGTCATCAGCTGGTGCTCCAGCTCCTCCTCTCTGACGTCTTCTTCTTCTTCCCCCACGTCTAGTTCTGCGTCTAGTTCTGCGTCTAGTTCTGCGTTTAGTTCTGCGCCCACCGCGGCGAGACTTTCTGCGAGTTCTAGTTTTTCTACATACCATTATATATTATAATACGAAAAAAGAATTTATTAAGGTTTTTGTGTTTCTACACTTCTTCTCCTTCCTCTTACTTTTTCAGGATTTTGATCAAATGGTTTATTTGCGTTAAACTTCCAACTGCCTCCTCTACTTCCAACTATTGTTTCATGAAAATCTTCTGTTAAAAAAGCAACACCACCTCTTTGTTTTTTTTGTCGTCTGCGTTGTTTACGTTGTTTTTTTCTCCTAGATATTCTCTTTTTATATTTCGCATATTTCATATGTCTATATTTTTTACGTATTTTTTTATTTATTTTACACGTTCTTTTATACTTTTTACGTTTAATTCTTCTTTTATGTATTCTTTTACGTGTTCTTTTACGTGTTCTTTTAAAAACCATTAAATTATATAATAATATATTATTTTTTATAAAAATAAACAATTACTAATATTATTATTGACGCAGTAGCAAATTGTATATATTTTTTTCGAGTTTTTATTATTTCTCTATTGCGTATTTCTTTTGGCTTATATTGATCATAATATTTTTCTAAACTATCGTAAAATTCATCGATAGGTTGATCCAATTGTTCATGGATTTTATTAAAAATAAAATGAATCCATTTCATAAATGACATTCGAGAACTTAAATACGGTGTTACAGGATATTTATCTAATAAATCTAAAAAATTTTTTCCCATAGGATTAAATGGAAAAAAAACCGGTAAATTTTGAATTAAATCATAATATTTTCTTTTTGATACATCATTAGGATGAGAAGGATATGTAATAGCTATCGTTTGTAGTGTAAATTTTAGATTAGGTAACCAAATATTTGGATTCAAACCCATTATATAGCAAATGATATAAAAAGATATTCATTTTAACATATAAATGAATATAAAGAACCATAATAATCAGTTTTGTAATAATTGCGGAAAAATCGGTCATAGTTATAATCAATGTTCTAAACCAATTATTAGTTCTGGTATCATTGCTTTTAATAAACAATATAATAACTTTAAGTACCTATTAATTTGTAGAAAAGATAGTTTAGGTTATGTAGAATTCATAAGAGGCAAGTATCCTTTATATAACCAAACTTATATCCAAAATTTAATTAATGAAATGACTATAAGTGAAAAAAATAAGTTGCTTACTAAAGATTTTGCTGATTTATGGAAAGATTTATGGGGAGACTATTTTGGAACTCAATACAAATCAGAAGAAAATCTTTCTAGGAATAAATTTAATAATATAAAAGAAGGTATTCATCTTTATGATGGTACTTTTTTTAATTTGAAGCAAATAATACAAGCAAGCACTACAAACTGGATTGAACCCGAATGGGGATTTCCAAAAGGTCGAAGAAATTATCAAGAAAATGATATTAATTGTGGTTTAAGAGAGTTTTCGGAAGAAACTGGTTTTCAAAGAAACGATATTAATTTAATAAAAAATATAATACCATTTGAAGAAATTTTTACTGGATCGAATTATAAATCATATAAACATAAATATTTTATAGGTCATATTAGTGATTATAATTCAAGTAGTGGTTTTCAAGAAAGTGAAGTCAGTAAAATGAAATGGTTAAATTTAGAAGATTGTATCAAATTAATTAGACCTTATAATTTTGAACGTATTCAAATAATTAAAAATATAGATAAAGTTTTACATAAATATAGTTTATTCTCATAATATATTAATATGTCTGCAAAAAAAGAAGATATTAAAACTAGTAAAAAATCAAGCAAATCTAGTAAAAAAGCAAACAAATCTAGTAAAAAATCGAGTAAACCTATATTTAAAAAGAAAAAAAAGAAAATAACATTTTGTCCCGATTTAATTAAAAATTTTAATAATTCAGATGATACATTTAATATTAATATAAAAAACCATCAAGAAGTATTAAAATGTATTGAAAATAAGAATAAAAAGAAACTGCAAAGCATTGATGAAAAAATTCGTTATCCACATTTAGATGATCCAAATTTTACTTTAAAAATTTCTAGAAAAAAAGAATTTAATGAAGTAAAAATACCAAAAAAAACAAGAAAAGAAATTGAAAATATAGAACAAGAATCAAATAAATTATGTGATCCAAATATTGAATTTGAACTAGAACCACATCAAATGTTTGTAAGAAATTTTTTATCTTTCCAAACACCTTTCAATAGTTTACTTTTATTTCACGGATTAGGTACGGGTAAAACTTGTTCATCAATATCTGTATGTGAAGAAATGCGTACCTATTATAAACAGCTAGGTATCAAGAAGAAAATTATTATTATTGCAAGTCCTGTCGTTCAAGAAAATTATAAATTACAATTATTTGATGATAGAAAACTAAAAAAAATTAATGGGTTATGGAATATTAAAGCATGTACAGGTAATAAATTTATAAAAGAAGTTAATCCAATGAATATTAAAGATCTTACAAAAGAAAAAATTGTTAAACAAATCAAAAAAATCATAAGACAATCGTATGAATTTATGGGTTATATTGAATTTGCTAATAAAATTAATAATTTAATTAAAATGAAAAAAACTGCCGATGAAAAAAGTAATAATAGAAGAAAAATAGCTATTATTAAAAAAGAATTCTCAAATAGATTACTTGTCATTGATGAAGTTCATAATATACGCGCTATTTCAAAAACTAGACGAACCACGCAAAATATGTTGGATTTAGTAAGTCATGCTGAAAATATGAAATTATTATTATTAACGGCTACCCCTATGTTTAATGACGCGAAAGAAATTATTTGGTTAGCAAATTTAATGAATCTCAATGATAAAAGATTTCCTATTGAAATTTCTGATATTTTTGATAAAAAAGGCGATTTTCTTATAAATAAGAAAGGGAAAAATATAGGTAAAGACTTATTAATACAAAAAATTACAGGTTATGTTTCATATGTAAGTGGAGAAAATCCATTTACATTTCCATATAGAATTTGGCCTTATGAAGCAGAAAATCCCCATTCTTTAAAAAAATTGGAAGAACATGCAAAATGGAATTACCCAACCACACAAATTAATGGATTAGAAATAACCGATCATATGAAAATTAAGTATCTTGATTTAGTAATTATAAAATTAAGTGATTATCAACAACAAGCTTACAACTATATAATTGAAAGAGAGAAGAAAAAGCATCCTATACTTAATGAACAACGTCAGGGTATTCAATATACAGTTATTGATGGACCTTTACAGGCTTTAAATATTATATATCCGCACGAAGATTTAAATAATAATCCTGTGAATATTGAAAAATATTTATATGGAAAAAATGGATTAAAACGAGTTATGCATTATTCTCAAAATACAAAAAAAAATTTTGAATATGTGAATGATATTGAAAACAAATTTGGAAGGATATTTAGTAGTGCTGGAAAACAAGATTCACCATTATATAAATACAGCAGTAAAATATATTCTATAATTAAAGATATACTCAATAATGAAGGTATTACATTAATATATTCTAATTATATTGATGGTGGTTGTGTCCCTGTAGCACTAGCGCTTGAAGAAATAGGCATAACAAGATATGGATCGAGAGATAAATCTCTATTCAAAAAAGCGCCTGTCAAATCTATGAAAATTAATAAGAAACATAGTGCGAAATATATTATGATAACAGGCGATAAATTATTATCACCTAATAATAAATTGGAATTAAAAGCATGTACCCATCCTGAGAATATAAATGGTGAAAAAGTAAAAGTGATAATTATATCAAAAGCAGGATCAGAAGGTTTGGATTTTAAAAATATTAGACAAGTTCATATATTAGAACCGTGGTTTAATATTAATAGAATGGATCAAATTATAGGAAGAGCTGTAAGAAATAAAAGTCATTGTTCTCTACCATATAATAAAAGAAATGTTGAAATATATCTATATGGTAGCCAATTAGATAATGATATTGAACCTATTGATCTCTATGTATACAGACTGGCTGAATATAAATCTATTAGAATAGGACTTATAACCCGTATATTAAAAGAAAATGCAGTAGATTGTTTAATTAACTCTAATCAACAGAATATGATATCTGCAAAAATAAATAAAACTGTTAATTTAATATTATCTAATGGAAAAAATATAAATTTTGATATTGGACATAAAAATAATAGTATTATTTGCGATTTTATGAACTGTGAATTTTCTTGCTCTCCAAATAAAATTTTTGATGGGGAAATTATAACAAATACATATACAGAAAATTATATTATTATGAATATTGAAAAAATATTACAAAGAATAAGAAAATTATATAGAGAACAATATGTTTATGAAAAAGATGATTTAAAATCGAGAATTAATGCTGTTAAAAATTATTCGGATGAACAGATTAACATGGCATTAGATATATTAATTAATGATAAAAACGAATATATAAGCGATATGTTAGATCGACTAGGTACTCTTGTAAATATAGGACAATATTATCTTTATCAACCACTTGATATTGAGGGTAAACACATTACATTATTGGAAAGAAAAAAACCACTTGATCTTAAAATAAAAACTATATCATTTCAATTACCAAAAAATGTAAAAGAAAGTAAATCTGCAGAGAGAAATATTGAAGATACAAATTATATTTATACGTTACAAGAACAATTTAAACATTTATTTACACCAAGTAAAATTACTAAAAAAAAGGATTGGGTACAAACTGCTGCATGGGCAATATATAATCTTAATAAATATAATAATTTTGACCTTGATCAATTAGTTTTATATGGATTAGAACATTTGTTTGATATATTATCAATCAATAAAAAAATATTAATATTAAATAATCTTTATCAAAAGACCGATTTAGATAATAAATTTAAGATGGCTTTAATAACTATTATAAATAAATATAAATTAGAAGATAAAACTTATACAGGTTTTGCTTGTGCAGATTATAAAAAAAAATATAGTAAATTAGGTTATACAATAATTTTATTAGACACAAAAACTACTCCGCATATTTGGAAAATATCTGATATAATTCCACAAAGCTTAGGTAGATTATTATTTTCTAAATTTAAGATTAAAGATAAAAGTGAATATAACGATTTGATAGGATTTTTAACTTTACCTTCAAATAGTCAAAATATTGTATTTAAAACTAAAAAAACTTTTTTAGAACAAGGGCAACGTACTAATAAAGGATTAAGATGTCCTTCTGCAGGAGAAAATCGGCGTGTAACATATACACGTATAAATAAACTTGCTCATCATTTTAAGCCAGAAAAAAAGTATATTTTAGAAGAGAAAGGAAAAAGGTCTTCGACATTAAAAATTAAATCTATATATGGATCAACTGATTTTGAACAAAAAATTAGTACTTCAAAAAAAAAATCCAAAAAAAAAATTACAGCTATTTCTGAAACGCAATTATGTATTGAAACAGAACTTTTATTACGTCATTTAGATCAAAATAATATTAATGGTAAGCGTTGGTTTTTTGGAACATTAGAAGATAGTATAAATAATATTTCAAATATTAAAATTGAAAAAAAATAAAAATAAATAACTAGTCAATATATATATATATAATGAGTACAAAAGCCACAATTACCAAAAAAACTAAAAAATTTTATAAAAAATACAGAAAAGGCAGTGTTTATATAAAAAATATATTATCTAGAAAAATCAGCATGCCTTTTCAAAATATTGGAGGTAATATTAAAGAAAATATTAAACGTACTCTAGAAAACGATTTATATAATAAATGTTCCAAAGAAGGATATATTAAAACTAATTCAATAAATATTATCTCATATTCCTCTGGTTTAGTTGTATCCAACGATGTTATGTTTGATGTATTATTTGAATGTTTATTATGTCATCCAGTTGAAGGTCAAATTATAAAATGCAAAGTATTAAATATTACACGAGCTGGATTACGAGCTACATATGCGAAAGAAGAAGTGTCACCTATTACTGTTTTTATCGCACGCGACCATCATTTTAAAAATGAATATTTTGCAAAAATAAAAGAAGAAGAAGAAATAAATATAAAGGTAATAGGAATTCGATATGAATTACATGATAAAACTATATCTGTTTTGGGAGAACTTAAAATACCAAAAAAATCAAAAATGAAAACTAAAGTTATTATAGAATAAAAATAATAAAACACAAAAATATATACTTAAAATTTTTACTGTATACACAAACTATATGGTCCTTCTTCATAAAGAAATAGTAGACATTAAAAATAAAATAGAATCTTTAAACAAAATTCATCATATTAAAATATTTCAAGTTTTAATTGAAAATAATATTCCATATACTGAGAATCGTAATGGGGTATTTATTAACATGAATTCTTTTAATAAAAATATTATAGAAATATTAAGAAAAACCATATTATATATAACAACTCAAGAACAAACTTTGAATGATATTGAATCGATAAAAAATAAATTAAGTAATAACTTTTTTAATACCAAATTATAATTAACAAAGATAATAAAGAAATAAATAATTATATGTTATAAAGATGAGTAACAAGAGCAATAATAAAAGCAATAATAAGAGCAATAATAAAAGCAATAATAAGAGCAATAATAAAAGCAATAATAAGAGCAATAATAAGAGTAATAACATTGAAATATTAGAAAATATTTTTAATAAGTATGCTTTCAATAATAAGAATATTATGTCTATTATGGATAATATTCTTAATAAAAAAAATGTCAACAAAAATGTCAACAAAAATGTCAAAAATAATGAAAAAAATATAGATATTGAAGAAGTTAAAAAGAAAATAAATATCAAACAACATAATTTTCATATTCCCGAACACAAAGATAATTTATTTTGGTGTTGGATTATTTTTAAATATGGAAAAGGAAAATATTTTGATTTAAAAAATAAAGAGTTTTCAGTAGAAAAAAAATATAAAATTAAATTTATTGAACCTATCAGAAAAAGAAAAAAAGATATTAAAAAATTTAAAGTAAAAATTTGTGATATTGAAGCAAATCTTGCAAATGAACGTATTCTATGTTTAAATATACTTGAAATAATGTTATATATCCAAGAATACAATTTCATATTTATAAATGATAAAATATATTACGAAAATATGAGTTATCCTGAAAATAAAACATGTATTATTAAATATTTTCATAATCTTGAAAAATATGGTTTATTTTTAGAAAATGAAACAAATAAAAAAATAATCGATGATTTTAAAGAAAAATTATTTAATGTTGAAAATATTAAAAAACCAATAAAAAGTATATCTGCATATAAGGCTCAAGAAATTAGAGATATATGTCATACACTCAATATAAATGCTATGAAAACCCCAACCAAATATAAAACAAAAAAGGATTTATATCAATTGATTTGTGAAACAATAATGTAAATTTTTTATATAAAATTGAAAATATATATAAAATAATATAGTATTCTTATATATATCTTATGAGTAATAAACCAAAAAAAAAATCTCCAAATGAATATCTAGAAGAATATATAAAAATATATTTAGGGGATAGATTGAACTTTCAAGATGAATTGGAAGTCCGATTTGGTACAAAATACTTTAATACTCTATCAAAAATAGATTTTGATAATATTATTAAGAAAATTAAATCTAATGGATTTATTTTGAATGGATCAAAAGATGGTAATTATACTTTAAATATTCAAAATGAATACGCAGACCCTAAATCCGGAAGAATAAAAATGTCTAATATTAGAACTACACTTCATGGTATTCATAATATTCATAAATATTGCAAGGAAAATTCTTTAAATAAAGAAAATTTACCTCATGATATCGAATTTATGCAAAAGTTTTCTAAAAGAAAAACGAGAGATAGTAGTGATTTTCTAAAACCTATAGATTTTCATGATTTCCATTTTAGAGTAAATTTTAAAGAAGAGCGAAAATTATATAAAAATAAACCAGAAATAGAAAATTTACTTAATAACTGGAAAGATTCGAAAAAAAATTTTAGATTTATTAAAAGGTTCACTTTTATTCATCGCGATTATCCATTTAAAATTGATTGTAGTATTATAAAGACTTCTAGAAAAAAAAAATATTATATTCCCGAATATAGCATACAAGATGCTAATGTATTTAATAATCCGGAAAATTATGAAATAGAAATAGAACTTACAAAAGAGGCGAAAAACTATAATTCTACTGATCTGATAAAAAAATTAAAAACCGGTATTAAATTAGTATTATCTGGTTGGCAACAAACAAATTTCCCTTGTTCATTTAAAGAAATGGAAACAATATTAAATGAATATAAACATTTGATTTATGAAGGCCAAAAAGTACCTGATAGAAGAATTCATTCAGGAGATTTTCTAGGCCCTTCATCTATAAGTTTAGAGGTCCAAAATATTATTCCATTAGATACGGATTCAAATATAGCTAATATTAATACTCCATATACGGTAACAGATAAAGCCGATGGTGATCGAAAATTATTATATATATCGAAAATAGGAAAAATATATTTAATCAATACAAATATGAAGGTACAATTTACAGGAAGTATAACAAAACATAAAAACTGCTGGAATACTATATTAGATGGTGAACATATTATTTGCAATAAAAAAGGCGAATTCATTAATTTATTTCTATGTTTTGATATTTATTTTAAGAATAAAAAAAGTATGAAAGAATATCCTTTTATAAAAATAGATGATATGCATTATTCAAAAAATATTGACAAAAATATTTTTAGATGGGATGAATTAAATATATTTTTGTCATCGCTTGATAGTGAATGTATTATAAAAGATTATAATTCCCAATTAATGATTAGATCTAAAACTTTTTATAAAAATATCGATAGTGATATATTTACACAATGTAAAATTATTTTAGATGGAATAAATGATGGTACTATGTTTGATTATGAAACAGATGGTCTTATATTTACACCTGCTACAAAAAGTGTGGGATCAAACAAAACAGGTGAACTCACATTACCAAAAAAAATAACTTGGCCTTATTCTTTAAAATGGAAACCACAAGAATTTAATTCTATTGATTTTCTTGTTAGAACTAAAAAAACAGAAACAGGAGAAGATTTTATAGGAAATATTTTTAATGAGGGTGAAAACTTACATACAAATAATCATATAAATCAATATAAGACACTTATTTTACATGTAGGTTTTAATGAAAAATTTGATGGTTTTATAAATCCTTGCGATGATCTTATTAAAGATAATATTTCATATACGGTTGAAACAGGTAGAAATCAATATAAAGCTATCCCATTTATACCTTCAAATCCATCATCAACATATCCTATTTATTTATGCAATATTTTATTAAAACAGTTTGGTTCAGGTAATAAACAGATGTTTACAGAAGATAATAAACAGGTTATTCAAGATAATACTATTGTTGAATTTAGTTTTGAAAAAAATGCCGATAAATTTTGGCAATGGAAACCAATTAGGGTAAGATATGATAAAACAGCGGATTATCAAAGGAAAAAAAAAATAACTTGTAATGCTTATAAAACAGCTTTAAGTGTTTGGCGTTCAATTCATCAGCCTATTACTCCAGAAATGATTACGACCGGTAATAATATTCCTGATATTATTGATAATGATATATATTATAATAGAAAAATGAAAACAGTATCTACTCGTAATTTGCGTGATTTTCATAATAAATATGTAAAAAGAAAGTTAATAACTAATATTAGTAAATACGGCGATACTTTAATAGATATGACAGTTGGGAAAGCAGGGGATTTACAAAAATGGATAAATGCTAAATTATCATTTGTATTTGGAATAGATATAGCAAAAGATAATATTGAGAATAGATTAGATGGTGCTTGTGCAAGATATTTAATGGCTAGAAAAAAATATAAAAGTATGCCTAGATGTTTGTTTATTCACGGCGATTCCAGTCGAAATATAAAAGAAGGAGATGCATGTTTTAATGAAAAAGGTAAAGAAATAATTAAAGCATTAAATGGTGAAGGTCCAAAAGATGAAATTTTATTGGGTAAAGGAGTATATAACCAATTTAATAGAGGAAAAAATGGATATAATATAGTTTCAAATCAATTCTCAATTCATTATTTCTTTGAAAACATTAATACTTTTCATAATTTTATTAGAAATGTTAGTGAAAACTGTAAAATCGGGGGATATTTTATAGGATGCTGTTATGATGGTAATAAAATATTTAAAAAATTAAAATCAAAAAAAGTAGGTGAAAGTATATTCCTATTAAATGATGATAAAACAAAAATTTGGGGTATAGAAAAATCATATGACAATAAAACATTTCCAAATAATTCAAATTCTTTGGGTTATAAAATCAAAGTCTATCAAGAATCAATTAATAAAACCTTCAGTGAGTATCTTGTTAATTTTAAATTTTTAACTAGAATGATGGAAAATTATGGATTTGTACCAATGGATGATGCAGAGGTTGAAACTACCGGTTTTCCTTCATCTATTGGCTCATTTAGTGATTTATTCAATATAATGGAAGAAGAGTTAGATAACAAACGTATTAGATTAACAAATATTGGTACTGCTAATAAAATGAATAGTGCGGAAAAAGAAATATCATTCTTAAATAATTATTTTATTTATAAAAAAATTAGAAATCCTAATGCTAAAGAAATTGCTAATAATTTCATGTCAAAAACGCCTGAACAAGAAGAAGAAGAAGAAAAACAAACTGATTTATCAGTAGATTCCACGATACCAAAAATATTAAGACAAGTTAAAAAATATAAAAAAAAATTAACTTTACCATCTACCAATATAACAAAAAAAATAACATAAATAAATAAAAATATATATAATTATGACTTACTTTACAGTACCACAAATAGAATATAATATACAACCTAATAATCTTAAATTATCTATTATTAATAAGAATGATAATGATAAAGATAAGCATGATAAAGATAAGCATGATAAAGAAAACGACACATTAATTAATCCAAGTTTAAAAATATACTTAAATAAAATTAAGAATTTAATTGAACATAATTTAAGTAATTGGGATACTATAAAAAAATATACTAATCCTTATGAATTTATTCATACAAATATTCCCGGACAAAGAATTTCAATAAGTAAAATAAAACCTATTTCTCGTGCATTTTTCAAACTTATTGAAATATATAATAACCATAATATTTGCATTAATTCTAAACCTATTAAAACTTTTCATCTGGCTGAAGGACCAGGGGGGTTTATAGAAGCAACAACATATATTAGAAATAATATTAATGATGACTATCATGGTATGACTTTAATAAATAGAAATAATTCCAATATTCCTGGTTGGAATAAAACAGACATGCTCTTGAAAAAATTTCCTAACATTCATATTGAATATGGTAAAGATAATACAGGGAATTTATATAATCATATAAATTTACAGTATTGTAAAGATAAATATAAAAATTCTATGGATATTATTACAGGTGATGGTGGGTTTGATTTTTCTATAGATTTTAGTCAACAAGAAAAAATGGCTTTTAGATTAATTTTTACTCAAGTAGCATATGCTATTACTATGCAAAAATATAATGGTCATTTTATATTAAAAATATTTGATATTTTTGATAAAGCAAGTGTAGATATAATTTATTTATTAAGTTGTTTTTATGAAACTATTATAATTTCAAAACCAAATACTAGTAGATATGCAAATTCCGAAAAATATATTATTTGTAAACATTTTAAATTTATAAATACAGAAAATATTTCAAACAAATTAATTAATATTCTGAAAATTTTAGAAAAAATTGATTTTAATGAATACTATATAGATTCAATACTAAATATTCCTATCCAATACTATTATCTAAATAGTATTAAAGAAATTAATGCTATTTTAGGACAACAACAAATTAATAATATATTAACTACTATTAAACTTATTAATTATAAAGATAGAAAAAATGATACATTACAGAATTTAAAAAATAATAATATTCAAAAATGTATTAGATGGTGTGAAAAAAATAGTATTAAATATAATACAAATTTTGAGAATATAAATATTTTTTTAGGTGAAAGATCAAAAAAAAATAGTATTTAGAAATTTTGCGTAAAAAATATAATATACAAAAAAAAATCTTTGGATATTATATAATGGCTCCCAAAAGAAAAGTCAGAAGACGCCGCTCTAAATGCGCAGGTAAAACTCGCAAACAATGTCGTTCCAGAAAACATAAGAAACATTGCAAAATGACAAAAAAACGCCGTCGCCGTGATAGTCGTAAATTCTGCCGTGCACGCAGAAATCGTACTAGAAGAGTACATCGTCGTCGTTAAAAAATTGAAAATATAAAAATAATTCATTATTAAAATTTTTCATTTAATAATGCAATAGTTACATCTTCTCTTTTATTTATTGCTAATACACCCTTAATTCTTCTATTTATCATAGGAAATGGTATATTAACTACTATTCTATCACCTGTGTCTATATAAGTTCGAAAAAACTCATATAATTTTTTAACGGGTTCGTATGCCGGTGTTAATTCAAATTCAGATAATTGTGTTAACACAATTTTAACTTCTTCTTGTCTTTCTTTTTTAGATCTATATTCGGGTGCTTTTTTTTCTCGTTTTGGTTTTCTCTTTTTTTTATTAGTGACCATTATTTTATATATATATAATTAATCTTAAAATTATATATAATTAATCTTAAGATTGTATATTTTAATATTAATTCTTATATAATATATTGAATTGAATTTTCTTAGTTACCAATAACATTCATTTTCTATTAATTGTTGGTTTTTTATTTTTTCATCTTTACTAGGTCTAACAAATTTTGTATTATTTTCTTTAATAATTTGTTTCCACATACTAATATTTTCCCATCTTTTTCCCATTATACCAAATAATAATTGCAATCCTCCCCCTACATATATTGCTGATTTTTGTAAGTTTATTTTTATAAAATTGCATAAAGGTAATCCATATCCACCACATCCTAATAATGCTATATCAAAATCTATTTTACTTATATCATTACACATAATATTATAAGTTTCTATCCAATTTTTATGAATTCTATTGTTTGCGCAGCCGACGCCCACGGAGCAGCGTATTGTATTAAAAGATTTATAAAATTTAATTTTTTGCCCAGATAAAAAAATATGTTTTTCTGCATCTTTGAATATTTTAAATCCTTTTTTAAGTTGTTTTTTCATAGTTGTTGTAAATGGATTAATTATTAAGACAGTTTTATCTACTAAATAATGAGACCAAGGTTTAATTCCTTCTAGACTACAATAATAAGGTTCTATAATTCGTGAATTAATACTTTTCAACTTATATTTCTCCAAAAAATATTTTTGTGGTTCATATATCCAATTTAAGTCCATTTTAGCCAAAACATCTGCATTACTTATTGCTTCAATATACTTTTTACAAAAAGTTTCTGCATCTTCGTCTTTATCTATATATATACCCGCATTTGATATTAAATTATGCAAATTATATCCCACCTTTTCTATCAAATATTTATCCTTCTTATTTAATTTAAAGTCGTGTTTTTCATAATAATATGAACAAAAAATTTCTCCTATTCCGATTCTAGCTACAAAAAAGGGTTTGTTTTTTGTTATTAAATTAATCATTTCATTATTTGATTTTGTCAATGATAATTTCATTATTTTATTATATTATAGATTTGCCATTTTAATATATTATTATTATTTTAATATATTATCATTATCTTAACATTAAATTTTCTTCATAAAATACGCTTGTGAAATAAATGATATAATTGTATTAGTTATATTTTTTACAAATCGAAATTTAGAATTATTTACGCTTTTTGTAAGCAAATTAATTGTAGCAGTGCTATTTTTTTCGGTCTTTTTCTTATACAATGAATCGAACAGAATCTTAGTAACATCAGCATCAAAATCTGCAAAACAAGCATGAACCATAAGATCAATGTCATTATTTTTGAGAAGATTTTGAAAGGGTTTAACATATCTTACCTTCCCACCACTACGCAATGCCTTTTTTTCAGTAAAATATATTCCAAAATAGTAATAGATAACTATTGGAAATATATAGCACACCCCATGATCATCTCCTTCTTGAAGATTTACACCATAATAATTATGCTTTTCAGTACTATCATAATGTATATTTATATCATGATTAATCTTCATATAATCGCAAATAGCTTTAATTACTATACAATCGATTGGACGAGCAAATTTAATTGTATTTACCCTAGTTTTTGTTTTAACCATTTCAAAATTTGTATTATATAGAACATCCTGACCATGAGAATTAATATAATACAAATTATAATTATCCTTATTAGGAATAAGAATTGCACATGTTCCATGAATAGCATAATTATCTGCCGCATATCTATTCACAAAATAACCCTCAATTCCGATATTTATAAATATAATTTTCTTTTTTTTACAAAGATCATCTAATCTGTCAACCAAAGGTTGTTCAAATATTTCCAAATTTTCTCCACAGTAAAAATAAGAAGTAATATTTTCTAGTTCTTTATCTTTATTGTAGTTATTAATCATATCGTCTTTCTCTACTAATTGTGGGACAATCTTTCTAAAATCCATAAATGCAGTAATATATTCCATTTTATCCTGCATTTTTTTAGGAAAAACCTCTTGCTTAATTAAAGCAAGAAGTTTATCAGATTTACATGTTCTTTCTACTGAAGCAAATCCTATTTTGTAAGCTTTTTGAAAAATATAAGAAAGTTTATTTTGTGAATCCAAATATTTGCTAATTGGTTGCATTTTAGTTTTTTAAGTGTATTTTAGTCTCGTTGTTTGAATATTAGATTGGCTATTTTTACTTCAATTTTATGCCGTATCAACGCATTTTTCCGAACCCCTGCCTCTATAAAGTGTTTGCGGGCATACTAATCGTGAGCTATTTGAGTTATTCGATCTACAATTGGATCGTAACAAAAAACAATTAGAAGACCGAAATAACATTGGCGCAGCAACATTTTTACTTGATCCATATTTACTGCATATTTCTCCATTTACACAATTTCCAAATTGGGATGCTAATTTGGTATTATATTTTAATCGTTGTAATCTATTTCTGGATGAAACACTAGATGATGTGCCAAATTTCGGATTGGAATATTTTTTTACAGCAGTAGGGATTTTTGTATAAGAAGGTGGAGTATCAGTCGAAAATTTATTTTTATTTCTGTTAATTGCAATATTAATTCCGCAATCATTTTTTTCTGTTGTTCCACTATTGTTATTAACTACTGTTCCATTAACAAATCCTATTTTATATAAATATAATCCTTGAGGATCGTGTATGCCTCCATTAATCGCTCTATTTTCTTGTAATAATCCTGTCGCATTTTGAGAAAATAATTTACCTCTTTTATATAAATAATTTTTATAATTACCCCCATCGTTTGCAAGTTTCAATCCATTCTTATTTACTAAACTCGTTGATGGTGCTTTACCACTATCACAATCTATTAATATACCGCCATCATCGTTACACTCTACTATATCTTTCACAATCTTTTCGTTACTTTTACATGTACTTTGCGAATCAGCAGGTGGTTCTGCTGGGTTATTTGTACATGAATGAGTTTTTCTATAATGATTATATGGAACGCGCCAAGGGGTGTTCGAAGTTCTTGTTGTATTAACATTCTCCATATTATTTACAATTGTCGTGCGAGGATTTTCATAATGTTTGGTTAATGCACTATTATATCTACGAAATAAATAAAAAGATCCTATACCAGGCGAAAAATTATCATTTTTACAATTACATGAATTTTTTACCATTTTAATATAGTATAATATAAAAAAATACTACATAAAATTATATTATTTATATTAAATTAAATTAAAAAAATAGTATATTATTTATATATTAATGAAATTCAATATAATATTTCCAATGGCTGGTGAGAGTAGTAGATTTAATTATAATTTTAAACCTTTTTTGCAAATTTCAGACAGTACATTCCTAGAACTAGCCTTCAAATATTTTAAATTTTATTCGAATAATATAAATATTATTTATTTCGTAGTAACAAAAAAACAATACGATAATAATAATGTTAAAAATAAAATAGCGGAAATATTTGAATCTTATAAATATAAAATAATAATATTATCTAATAAAACAGATAATCAATACGAAACAATAAAAAAATGTATTATTAGTGAAAAAATAAATGGCTCTTGTTTTATATGTGATTGCGATCATTCAATAAATATATCACCCATGATGAATTATTTAGATCAGTACGATATTTTGATACCAATATGGGATATAAAAAAAGAAAACAGAGATTCATGGGGCAAGATTTATTTAAACAAAGATAATAATAATATTATAAAAATTTGTGAGAAAGAAACATTAGAAATTAAAAATGCCCTTGAATATGGTTTAATAGGATGTTATTTTTTAAAGAATGTAGAAATTATTTTAGATTACAATACTACAAGTTTGAGTTCTTTTGTAAGAGAAGCGTTTTTAAATAAAACTTCTATAGATAATAAAATTAAATGCATAGAAATTAAATCAGCAGAGTTTTTTGGAGACCCGCACGAATTAAGAAAAACAATAGATAATCGTAGAAATAAAATGACTATTTTTTGCGATATAGATGGCACCATAATTTTTCATGAAGCCACTCCTAGTTATAAAAATGAGATAATCTTAAATTCAGTAATAGAAAAATTCAATATATGGAAAAAAAAAGGAATAAAAATAATATTAACTACGACACGAAGTAATACAAAAAAACTGAGAGAGATGTTATTAAAATTAAATATAGAATATGATGATATCATAACGAATTTACCTAGTGGCCCTCGTATTTTAATTAATGATATGAAACCTTCTTTGCCTTTTACATTACAAACAATAGGAATCAATCTAGAACGTAATAAAGGGCTTGAAGAAATTGATTTATCAGATATATTAAAGAGAGATAAAATAATAAAAAAATTTAAAGGGGGTAGTTTTTCAGGTGTATATTTAATAAGACGAGAAGATAAGTTTTTTGTACGAAAAATAATATATAAGAACAAAAAAAACATGGGACATTATAATAAATTGAAATTACAATATTTTAATATTAAAAGATTTAATACATATTGTTCCGATATATGTCCTAATATTATAGATGAAAACGATAATAATAATTATTATTATTTTGATATTATTTTTTTAGAGAAATATAAATTAATAACAGATATAGAAGATAAAGATAATATATTAATGACATTATTCAATAAATTAAACCAAGAAATTTACTGCATGAAAAAATATAATAAAAATAAAAAATGGTTACAGAATTTTATGGAAAAAAAAATTAATATAGATAAATATGAAAAATTAAGTGAAAATATTAAAAAAATAATTAATATGGATGAAATATTAATAAATGGCATACGATGCAAAGGTTTAAAACAACTATTAAAAAATAATTTTGATAAATTTAATCCAAAATTTTTGGCCCCAATTCATGGTGATTTAACATATGAAAATATAATGTATAATAATTATACAAAAGATGTCAAATTAATAGATTTGGATGGTGGGGATTATATTGATGCAATAGAATTAGATTTTGGTAAGTTATTACAATCAGAAATATCTAAGTATGAATTATGGTCAGAAGATAATAATATAATTAGAAATATAGATTATAATAATAATATTATTGATACAAAAGAATATATAAATATTAAGAAATTAGATTCCGTATTTCATAAATATATTATTTGGAAAGATATACTAGAGATAACCGATTTTTATGAATTCAAACAGGTAGGTATTTTTTATATGGTTATACATTTATTAAGAATGATACCATATAGATATAATAAAAGTGAAAATCAAACTATTTATGCTATTAAAGAATCAATATTCTGGATGAATTATTTAATCCAAACTCTATGAGATATTTTTGGATTATTTTCATCTATAATAAATTTTACACATTTAAATTTATTGTTTATTAATATTTTATTTATTTCATCATAATTGCATTTTTCTTTGTAATCTTCTTCAATAATGATTTTTTTAATTTGTTCAAAAAATATTGATTTATTTTGATTTAAAAATTCTTCAAAAAAACCTTCACAATCAACAACTAACGTATTAAATTTTATATTAAACTTATTTTGTATTTCTTCAAATGTATAATTATTTGTAGTGGAATTATTATCTTCAACAAATGTTGAACCATATCCTTTTAATTCAATATTTCCTTGACATATATGTTCTGTTCTATTTAATGATAATTTTTTATTTGATATAAATCCTTTGACTATACCAAATTCACAATTATTATTATTTTTATTTTTTTCTAATGAATCCAATACTCTTTTATCTGGTTCAACACTGACCTGATTTTTTTTATTATTTAATAATGAATTTATTAAACAAGAAACAGTACCGTAGCGTGCGCCTAATTCTAAAACAATATCATTTTCATTTATAAACTCTTTTACTAATTTTTGTTCAATAACCTCATATAATTCATGCTTAATTTTTATTTGATTTTCATTATAAAAAAACATATTTACTTTTATAATTTATTATTTATTTTTTAAATTATAAAATAAAGAAAGTATATAAATATTAATGCTGATCATAAAGTATAATGTTTTATGAAAAAATTAAGATATTTTATGATGGTGTTAATATAGATAATTATGGCAGTAAAGACTTTGTAAAGGGATTTACAACAAACCCTACTCTCTTAAATAAAGGAAATATCCCAACAAAAAATTATAAAGATTTTGCATTAAATATGCTAGAAAAAACGAGAAATTTACCTGTATCATTTGAAGTATTTGCTGATGATAAAAATGGTATGATAAAACAAGCTCGTGAAATATATAGTTGGAATAGCAATATATATGTAAAAATACCTATTATAAATACAAAAGGTGAAAGTTCAACAGACGTAATTGAAACATTAAATAAAGAAGGAATAAAATTAAACATAACAGCTGTATTTACAAAAAAACAAATAGAAGTAGCATTTAATTCTTTAAAAAATAAGGAGGTACCAACAATTATTTCTGTTTTTGCAGGTCGCATATCTGATACAGGTATTAATCCAAAAAATAATGTAAAATATGCAGTTAATTTAGTTAATAATTATTCAAATATTGAAATACTCTGGGCTAGTGTAAGAGAAGTGTATAATGTATTTGATGCCATAGATGTTAATTGTCATATTATTACTATTCCTGATGGAATCTTTAAAAAACTTCCTATAATTGGAAAAGATTTAACTGAATATTCGAAAGATACAGTTACAATGTTCTATAATGATGGGTTGAATAGTAAAATATTATTATAATAGTATAAAAATATTATATAAAATTATATTATTTACATTAGAAAATTAGGCGGATCATTATTACAACATACTCCCCAATTCCTTCGGTTACTAACAGCGCCTCTAACACGAACCAAAGCATTTTCTTGTGGATAATTTACTTCAGTATGACCATCATTAAATAAATATGTATATTTACGCTGGATGGTGTACGTAGAACCTGCTGGTCCCATTTCATGTCTAGGTTTTCCAGCAAAATATACACCATTGCATCTAGTACGTTCTTCTTCAGGTCCTACATTATGGTTAGGATCTTTACACCAAGTTGCGCCCCTAATTGTGTCTAATTTTAATCTATCAATTCTTGAACTAGAAGATACAGCTCCTTGAACTTTAAATTTATCATTATTGAGTCTATATACTGTCTCACTGCTTGCACATGATCTAGTACCTACAGGACAATTTCCTCCGTAACCAGTTGTTTTGATAGAATTTGATGCTGGTTCTTGAGTTGCTAATTTTTTAATAACAGTATCTTTACGTCTATTGTTAATAAGTTCTCTATAAGAATATGAATATCTTTTGGGATTTTCAGGATTAACAAAATCCTTACCGCTATTTTGTTGACCTGCAGAATTAGGTTGCATCCCGCTTCTTATTAATGGTCTGTTTGTTCTTGAATTAATACCTGAAGTTGCTCTTACTTCGCTGCCTGTAGGTAAATTTGTATTTGGTAAAGATCCAAAATTTCCTTGTACACATTTTTTCGATTCCTCCGTTGCAGATGATTGCTTATCATAAGCATAGGGATCTTTATAAATTTCTGTATGTTCTTGACAATGAATATTATTATTATGATTGCATTCTAAATTTTTTCTCCACCCTTTAACAGGTTGTCTAAAAGGTGCAGAATAATACATTGATCTATTGGATCTAGAACTTGTACAAGAAGGCCGCCCAGAGAGGCTCGAAGTCGCACATTGAGTATTATTTATTCTATTATTAAAGACATTTTTAGTAATCTTTGTTTTTTTTATAATTGTTAAAGTTTGAGGTTTTTCTCCTTGTATTCTTCGTTTTAATCCTTCACGCATTTATATTATTAAAAGAAAAAATAACTGACTAATATAATGATGATGAAAGTAATTATAACATTTTTTTTATTAACAATTATTTTTTATAATTTAGCACCACCAAAAAATATAGAAGGTTTAACAAAAGCAGAAAAAGCAGCATTAGAAGCAAAAAGAAAAGCAGAAGCAAAAAGGAGAGCGGAAGAAGAAGCAAGAAGAAAAGCAGAAGCAAAAAGGAGAGCGGAAGAAGAAGCAAAAAGAAGAGCTGAAGCGAGAAGAAAAGCCGAACTAGAAGCAAGATGGAAAAGAGATGCAGAAAGAAAAGAAAAAGAAAGAAAAGAAAAGGAAAATCTTGAACGGATGGCAGTTCTCGAGAAAGAATCTGCGAAAAATAAAGCAGATGCAGAAGCAAAAGCAAAAGAAGAATCTGCATTAAAAAAATGTAGATACACAGATCATGGAGCAGTACCTAAAACATCTAGCGAACTAAATCAAGATAATAATAAACCACCTTTGCAAAGAGGAGCCCCATCAAAATATCATAGATCTAACCAAGCTTGTGAACAGGCTACTATTTATGAAAACAACGAAAGATTAGAAGAAGCAGAAGAAAAATTAAATGAATTGCAAAGAATATTTGCTAAAACTAAATTAGCCGCTGCTACTAATAATAAAAATATTCATCGTAATAGTATAAATGTAATTAAATTACAAGATGCTATATGTTCAAGCTCTTCTTGTAATAGCAGTGGATCGGATTCTGCATGTGATGCTCATCCCGAAGCTTGCCCTGGTAATCAAGTACAAAGTAAACGAGCAAGTGAAAAAATAGCAGCTGTAAGATCAGCTCAAGATAATGATTATGGTTATAAACCTTACCATAATTAAGTATTTTTATCGATTAAGTATTTTTCGACGCAAAATGGTATTTTAACAAAAAATATAGTTATATTATAATGAGGACTTTCATTATAATATTAAATATTCTATTATTTTCATTAATTTTATATAATATTATAGGTAATACAAATAAAATTATAGAAAATCTGGAAGGATGTCCCAGAGATGAGCAAAACTTAGTGTATGCTTGTCAAATGAAATTGGATAGATTCTTTAGTGAATATGATACAGTAAAAGCTCAATTATCTCCATTACATAAGTTAATTAATACTCAAAAGAAAGCAATACATTATAATAAAAGAACAGCAGAAGGTGTTACTAGAAAAGCACAAGATGAACTGCGCGCGGCAGATAAGTCTTTAGATCAACAAGATTTTAAATTCGATTAATATATTATTTGTATATTTGATAACAAAAAATCTAGTAATATTATAATATGAATACTTTTATTATAATATTAAATATTTTATTATTTTCATTAATTTTGTATAATTTTATAGGTAAAACAAATAATATTATTGAAAATCTTGTATCTGATATATCTGAAGATAAAGGAAGCATAGATGCTTGTCCTGTAGAGCAAAGAGATATAGTTTTTTCCTGTGACCAAAAAATGGAAAGATTATTTAGAGAATTAAATAGTATAAAACAACAAATGCCAGAAGTTGATCATCTAGTTAGAAAATGGAATCGAAATATTGATATTAATAAACGAAATGCTATAATTGTTAGTGCTATGGCACAAAATAAAGGTCAAGAAGAACAGAGAAAATTAGATAAACATGCTTCTGAAAAAGAAGATGAATTAAATGCACTTGCATAAACTAAAATATATAACTCATAGATTTTCAATATCACAAATTATTTATATTTTCTAATTCTATATTATTTTCTAATTCTATATTATTTTCTTCAAATGACAAAATAAATTCACCTCTATTATCATTTTCTTCATTCATAAATAAAATGATTACTTCATGTTTTTTTAATAATTGTGATATCATATAAGGTCCAAATATACTCATTGTAAATATTAAACATATAAAGAAAAAAGGAGTTTTAAAAACTAATAAATAATACCAAATTATAAATTGGAAAGAATATACAACACTTAAAAAATATCTTTTTTTTATTCTATTAAAATAATATTTTTTTCTATATATTTTCAAACATGTTTTGAGAATAAAATACATATTAAATAATAAACATTCCATAAACATTGAAAATGAAAAATAAAATAACAAAGGCGATAATCCATCATATTTTATAAGAGTTAATAATCCATTACCAACTAAAGTATTATTATTATTTAAAGTTATATTATATAAGGTTGAATCGTGCAAAATATTATTTTGATTATTATTATTTAATGTCTTAATTAATAAATAATTATCAGTAGTTTCTATTGACCATATACTTAATGCATTGACCCATGTTAAACAGTACAATACTGTATACAATTTTGTAAAATTATTAGTAAAGAGATATCTTAATTCATCATTATATAATTTTCTAATAATATATTCTTGGTTACATTCCATACATTTATTATAAGCATCGCCATCTATATTTGAATGCCTCCATGTAGATAAACATGACATATGAATATATTTGCTAGTTCCCTTGCATTTACAAGGAGATATTAATGAATCATTTAATTTTTCACCATCATAACATATACGACATTCTGGCATTTCATTCAATTCATCAAACATATTTTATAATAATAATATATATATTAATGGTTATCTCTAATTTCTTTAATCAAATTAAACATGGGGCAGAAAAAACGGAAGCAAAATATCTTGGTCCAAAATATGAATATCCCAAATATATTCGTAATCCACGAGAATTGGGAATGAGTGGAAAAGGGAGCTTGAGTGCATTGGCAAGAGATGTTAACGGATTAATACAATACACAAGAATATTAATAGAAGGAGGTGGACAAGCTAACAAAATTGGTAGACCTTTAGGAAATAGATTTTTCTTAAAAACAGGTGGTAGATGTACTAGTAAAGATGGCAATAAACATGATAGATATATTTATATTAATAATGTGCCATTAGGCTCAGTTCCATTTATGTCAAATTTGGTTGGGCACAATGTTTCAATGTTCAGAGGTATTGTTCCAGGTACAATAGAAAATACAGGCTCAATGAATCCATTAGCTTTATTTGGGGGATTTATGCAAGGAAAAGATCCTGCATGTAGAAAATTATCATTACCATCTGACCAACCCCCAAGTTCAGCTTATGTAGCCGACGCAGATATAGCAGATTTAGATCCTTGTTTGTGGGGTGGAACTAATCCTGTTTCAAAAAAATCAAGAAGTGGGTGTCAGGCTGGATTTCAAAATATGAATAATATTGAAGAAAGTACACCCAAAGAAATACGTTTAAAAAAGAATCCTATAGCTAATTTATATAATTTTGGATTTGGTACTTTATTAATTTATATATTCTTTAATTTATTGAAAAAGGAAAAACTTTAAAACCATAAATGTTGTATAGATTGTTGTTGGGAAATTAAAACGGCAACAATATAAAATATTGTGCCCAATAATAAATGAAATATTTCAGTTGGTTTATAATTTAGTCCTAAATAACGTATAATTAATGCATGTGGTGAACCATCGCTTGGCGGATATATACCCCAAAATATCGCATTAACCATTAAAAGCGATGTAATGATTATTCTTAACATTTAAAGTAATGTTAAGAATTTATTAAATTAATTTAACGGCACTACGTATTATTTGTTGCCGCAGTCTTTGTCTTTTTAGCTTCAGCCTTCATCCAATCATCAAAATCAACAAGTTCAGCTACCTCATCCGCTAATTTTTTCTTTGTTGCTTCTTTTTCTTTCTTTGTTTCTGGGTGTGCTTCAGGGCCACCGCTTCCTCTCCTACCACGACGACGACGACGCTTCGTTCTCCGGCGGCGGCGCGATTTACGGCGACGACGCTTTGTTCTCCGGCGACGACGCTTCGTTCTCCGGCGACCGCCCGTTAAAGCTTTTTGTTGTGCACTTATGTCCCGTGTTTCGCGACATTTTTTCAGTTGTCCTTTGAGTTCGACGGCCATTTTCGTTAAAGTCTTTGCGGTTTGGTTACAATTTCTCATTTTCTCACAGCATTCAGCATTCTCGGCCTCCGACTCGAGGACGCGGAGCATCTCCTCTTGTCTCACCTTATCTCGACTCTTACGATATTTGGCCATATGCGCGACCGCGCCCGCGAGGTCGGCCGCCTCCTTCTCGGCACGCTCGGCGCGCTTCTTGGACTTGCCCTTCATGGCGTCCTTAAGCCGACCCAGCACGCCACCGCCTCGCCGCTGCCTTCTTGTTCTTCTTCCACCATATGTGGGTATGTATTGGTTTTCCTGTTGTTGTTGCTTATAAGCCTGTCCAACATCATTCAATCCTTGCTCAATACTTAATTTAAAATTTTTAGCTACTGTTCCAGCTTTTTTTGCTTTATTTTGAGCTTCTTGCCCACCCTGTTTATATGCTTCCCAAGCAGATCGCCCACCATATTTTTTTCTTGATTTTTTTCTTAATTTTCTTCTTCTAACCATAGTATTTATATAATATAAATTTATATAAAAAATTTAAATTATAATTTAACGGCGGCGGCGGCGGCTGCGGCGGCGACGACGACGACGGCTGCGACGGCGGCTGCGACGGCTGCGACGCGATTTGCGACGGCGTTTACGGGTTCTTCTTCTTCTTCTCTTTTTTCTTCCGCCTCTGCGCGATTTGCGACGGCGGCGGCTGCGGCGCGATTTGCGACGCGATTTGCGGCGACGGCGCAATCTTTTTCTAGCGCCTCCTACTTTACCAAGTACTCCTTTAAGGGTTTCTTGAACTTTGGCAAGAGTTCCCATTGCGTCTCTTCCTTCTTCTTCTCCAGCTCCTCCAGGGGCAGTTTTAGTGTCAACCATTATAATATATATTAAGATAAAATAATTAATATATACATATTTAAAATTTAACGCGTTTATATAATTCTAAAGCTGCTAAACCTCCGCCAACTTGGGCAACTACATACGGCGCTAAGTTTTTAAGAGAAAGTTTTCCGGCAACAGCCATCATTACTGAAACTGCAGGATTAAAATGTCCTCCTGATTTTTTTCCAAGAATAAAAATAACAGCTGATAAAGCAAGACCAACAGCTATGGCATCGCCAGTAGCTAATATTACATACAAGAAGAACATTGTTCCTAACAATTCTGCAAGAAGCTTCTGAAACATTATAATATAAAAGAAGAATATAAAATATATTTTATTATGAATAATATTAATTAATGTTATGAATATTGATTAATGTTATGAATATAATTATTAATGTTGTAGTTTAATTTTCATCAACCCTCTCGCTACCAGTCTTTGCTACTGTATTATTTAATGATATTCTAGCAAAAACATTCTTAAAGTATATCAATTGGCTTGAATCTCCACCACGCCCACTAGTTGATTGTGGGATATCATATCGGTTCGGTGTGCCAAATAATTGAGCTCGCGCTGATTTTTCACTCACCCCCCATGTACTATTTTCCACAGTTGGATTAGCCCCTCTTCTAGTTCCGCCATTGCGTTGTACTGATACATTTGTACTGCGGGTTCGGGTTTGTAATTTTTTAAGTCTAGCAATCCTGCTAGATGTATCTGTTGTTGGTCCGGGTTTAGCTGTTCCTCCCGAAGCTACTGCGGCAGTTACACAAGCATTATTACTATTAAATGGCATTTCTACATGTGCATTACTACCACGAAAAGTATTACCTATTTTACAACCGGAACCTTGTAAATTATTTCTTACTAAAGAGAATGTATTTCTCCAGTCTGTTAAATATGCTGCCGATGACGATGACATTATATAATATAATTCAACATAAAAAATATTATAAAATATAAATTTGATAGTAGTACAAAATATAATATAATTATCTTGCTCTTGCTCTCATTTTTCTTCTTTTACGCTGCAATCTTCTTACTCGTTTTTTTTTCCATTTCCATCTAAATGATGCTTTTGATTTCTTATAACGACAACTGTGCCCCATTTAATAAATATATATTAAATTGAATATTTAATATTTTTTCTAATAATACTAAATATGAGCAACCCTAATTTCATTTTAATTGATGGTAGTTACTTTATATTTTTCAGATATTATGCTATTCTAAATTGGTGTAAAATGGCAAAGAAAGATATTAATCCTTCTATTGAAAATAAAGATTTCGTTGATAAATTCAAAACTACATTTATTTCAAAAATTAAAGAAATACCTAAGAAACTTAAAATAGATAATCCTATTATTCTTGTAGGAAAAGATTGTCCTAGAGAAACTATTTGGCGAATGAAGCATCTTAATTCTTATAAAGCTAATAGAATATATGATGATTCGTTTTTGGGTGGACCTTTCTTCCAATGCTCTTACAAAGAAGATCTCTTTTTAAAAGGTGGTGCGAAGAAGATATTTTCATTTCCTACATTAGAAGCAGACGATTGTCTTGCTATACTAACAAAGAATATACATGAAAAATATCCGGATGCTAATATAACTATTATTACTAGCGATATGGATTATTTACAATTAGCTAAAGATAATGTCTGTTTATATGATTTAAAATTTCGAAAATTAACAGAACGGAAATCCTCTTTTAATAATGCAAAAAAAGATTTGTTTGTAAAAATATTAACGGGAGATAAAAGCGATAATATTAAAGGGGTATTTAAAAAATGTGGTCCTAAAACAGCATGTAAATATTATGAAAATAAAGAATTATTTGAAGAAAAGTTAAAGTCGGTGGAAGGAGCAATGGAGAGATATTTATTAAATAAAAAAATGATTGATTTTAATGAAATTCCAGAAGAATTAGTCAATAATTTTAAACAATCTTATAGTATTTGGTAAAAATATAAGTTTTTCCTAGTATGTTTTCCATGTTATTTAAAAAGTTACTTAATGTCTGCGTCGATGTCTTCTTGATTTTTTCCTCCTCCCCCCTCGATGTTTGTTTTGGCTTCTTCTCCTCTGACTTCTTCGTTTCTTGCGTTTTTGACGAGTTTTTCGCCGTTTTTTGCGGCGGCCGCCGCGGTTCCATGCGGCATGCTCTTTTTCTTCTTGACGTTGCTGCTCACTCACCACTCGTTTGTCCTTCCTGCGATAGACGGCATCCTCTGCTTCCGACGTCTTGGCCACTGCCTTCTTCACCGTCTTCCGCATTTTGGGAGCAGGAGATCGGTCACCGCGGCTCGCGTTCTGAGTGGGGGGCTTGCGCTTGCCTTTGAGAATAAGTTCCAAGTCGCGTTGGGCAGAAATTTTTTCCTTGTTTGCCTTGACCAAGTCCGGGTACTCCTGGTCGTCGGAAAATATTTTTCTTTTCGGACGTGGAGAATTATTGCCGCTTATTTGCTGGCTTGGAGCTGCCTTAGATTTTGAGATGTATTGACCCATATATATATATATTAACTAAATATAATATAAAAAAATGATTGATTTTAATGAAATTCCAGAAGAATTAGTCAATAATTTTAAACAATCTTATAGTATTTTGAGAAAATATAAGTTTTTCCTATCTTTATACATTCTCCATAAACTCTGCCACCATATGACTCCTTTTTCATATTTACTAAAATATGCTATATCCGAAAATCCTTTTTTTTTTACATAATCAGACCAATGTTGTCTTCCCATACTTGTATTACATTTTTTACAT